GATATTTCTTGCTAACTGCCTTATCTACTCCGCAAAAAGTATAAGGATATTTTTCATAGGCAGCTTTTCTAATAAAATTAGAAAAAAGAAACCCTAGGCTTCCTGTAAATAATATTTTATGTTTTTCCATTACAATAACTTATGTTTGGGGTCTAGGTAGTGATCTTGATCTATAGTAATTATATCTTTCCACTTATCAAGGAAATTTTTAATATTTTGTTGCAGGAACATTTTTTGCACCGGATTCTTCTTTAATGTGGCACTTTCCTCATGGTAGATGCTGGTATTTCCACAATAAATTACTTTTTTCTTTTGAAGATATTTAACATCTAAGCAAAAATCAATATCTTCGAAGCACCAAAAATAAGACTCATCTAGCATTTTACTTTTAGAAGAGGCGCTCTTTAAATATTTGTATTTGGTCAGCAAACAAGCTCCGGTAACTGCCTGAAACTCACGGTCTAGAGAATCATATTTATTGCACTCTTCTCTGGCTCGAAAATGAATTGGAGTTTTAGTTTGCTTGTGAAATACTACTCCTGCATGTTGAATCTTATTAGTTCCAGTATATAATAACTTGGCGCCAACAACGCCAACCGAATTGTCGAATGAGCGGATCATACTATTAATGGAAGTAGTATCATTAAAAATGATATCGTTATTTAATAATAGTACAAAATCATTCTCTTCCGGCGTAGCATGATTAATAGTATAATTGACTCCGGCAGAAAAACTTTGTAAGTTATTTTTATAATTTATTACTTCAATCTGCGGGTGCCATTGCGAAGCTACTGAATAAGTGTTGTCGGTAGATCCGTTATCTTTAATGGTCCATTTCCAATCAACATTGGAAAGGCAGGGAAGTAAAGAATCTTTTAACTTAGATAGTTTGTCTAAGCCATTCCAAGAGAGGGTAATGATATGTAGCATCAATTATAAACCTACCTTAACGCTGGCGGTAATGGAAAGGTCCTTATCGGTTGACATGTTAACGGAAGCTCCGAGATAAGTGCTTTGAATAAAGGGGATATGCTTGCCAATATTATAAGAAACCGGAGTGAGAGAAAAATAAATCTTCTTATCTGGAATGGTTGCCATAGCTCCAACTTGAAGAATAGCAAAATCTGGAGTTCCACGATATCTTCCATAATTCATTAAGGACATAGAGAGGGAGGGTCCGAATTGAGGACTTAACTTGTCGTTAGCCCCGCCTTCGACCCCAAGATAGAGTCGAGGATCAAATACCCTGAACTTAGCTTCAGGAAATACTTGAGCAGTTTCTGCTTGCGAGATAGGGATGTCATAATCTTTTCCATCTACTTTAATTTGCATTTTATTATAGTTAGTGACTCTATTATCTTCATCTGTAGCAGTTACCGTAGAGAGTTTGTATTCACGAGGGAGTACGTCTAGGCTCCATGGCTTATCCTTGGCGGCAGTAAATCCAGCTTGTCCAAATGGCACTTGAAGATTTCCTTTAAATAATTCATTAATTTTAAGCCACTGGGTGGTAGTAAAATAATTATTTCTATCTTTTAAGCACTCTATTGTTTTATCCCCACAGGGCACAGTAACTACTGTTGGCTCCACGGGGTCTTCCACTCCATTATGTGGGGTGATTTCAGTATGACCGCTTGAGGGAAGATTGTTCCAATCATAGCCTATTGAAGAAACAAGAACCGTATTAATCGAATCTACTTTAGCATGAAGACTCTGTAAGTCTTTGTTAATTTTAGCAAGATCCATTCCATTAGCTTTAATCATAGAATCAATATCTTTAGATGTAGCATATTGGGACATGGAACGAGTAATTGCGTCTCCTAGATCTTTTTGCTTTACCATAGAAGATTCAATTTCTTTCTGCATATTAGAGATTTGAAATTGCTTATAGATCATGAAAGAAATACCGCAAACCAAACAAATTACAGAAAGATAGATAATAATTCTTTTTTCAAAATCTGACATATTAAGCTCTTTGCATTTCCGGGCACCAGTGAATAGTTCGGGTACCCATTTTTTCTCTTATAATATTATATCCGAGCGGGTCCTTTTTTTGACTATAAACCTGAAAATTAAAAGAATATTTACCGGCATTACCATCAACATTCTGATAAGTGGAGAAGCTGGCTCCCTGGGCTTGATATGACTCATTCATAACATTATAAATATGATCACATAAAGAAATTAATTCTAAATTAGTTAATTCTTTTCCTTTTTTCCAGGGACTAATCCTAGAGCGATATAAAGCCTCAGCACGAATATAGTTGCCCACTCCACAGAAAATAGATTGGTCCATTAATATCTGACCAATAGGAGTGGATTTATTTATTTTATTTTTTAACCACTCTATTTTTGAAGAAATATCTTCTGACAAAGGATCCCAGCCAAGAGAATCGAGCTTATCAAGTAACTCTTGTTTTGAGTTAACAAATTTAATTGTACCAAAATGTCGAGGGTCATTAAAATACAAAAATTTAAAATCGGAAATTGCTTGATCTATTGATTCGAACTTATCAACATATTGAAGAGTAAAACAAGTATGCTTGTCTTCTTTATTTTCCCATTGACCAGTCATTCCGTAGGTGCAAAACATATATTGACCATTGCTCAAGGACCAATACATGAATTTTCCTTTAACATTAATATCAAGAACGGAGCATTGCATAGTTGAGTTATAATTTTCGGGAATTTTCTTGCTATATCTTCCATTTTTAGAAAAAAATGAATTAATGATAGTTTTCCCGCAAATAATTTTTCTTAAATGGTCACAACTTGTTTTTAGCTCTGGTGATTCCGGCATAGTTCCTCCAATTACGCCTCTATCATAGTCATGCTTGGTGGAGGTGCAAATTATTTTTTAATTAAATGACTCCACTTACTGATAAATATTTCTCTTGCCTTTTTATAAAGCAAATGAGTATTTAATTGTTGGCTGGAGACTCTTCCAAAATGCACAACAGGGATTTCAACTACATTCATTTTTACATCGAGCTTTCTGGCAAGAAAGCTGGTATGAGTGTCTTCAAAATAACAAAAAAACTCTTCAGAAAATGGACCGCTGTAATTATTGATTATTAATTTATCCCAGATTTCTTTAGAGGACGCCAAGCACCACCCGGACATATAAGAATAAGGGCTATCAAGATAAGTATTGGACTCTTTAACAAAATTAAGTTGATTATCCAACAATCCCATGGTTGGTCCAACTAAGCCTTCAGAGCATTTATCGATAATTGGCTGGGTCCAGTTTTCAAAATTAGATCTAACCCTGATGTCGTTGTTTAGAAATAATACATTGGAAGCGGAGGATAGCGAATAGCCTTTATTGCTTCCCCAGGCAAAACCTTTATTCTCTTCGCTTCTAAAATAAGTAATTTCTTTTGAATTCTCTAATTGATGTTTAGTTTCATCTGAACTACCATTATCTACAATAATAATTTCATGATCATTTGATAATTTTGATAAGTCAGATAAACAACTTTTAGTAAAGTTCCATTTATTATAAACGCAAATTGCAATACTTAATTTTTTCATTTTACTAAACCTAGAATTTGATCGCCTATTTTGTCCCAAGAATACTTTTCCAATATAGAGGGGGCTAGTAATTGAGCTTTTTCCTTTAGAGAGTCTTTATTCGCATAAGCATGTTTCAATTTTTCTACACCAGAGTCAATGTTAGGCATGAAAGCTTTGCTTCCTGGTTGGTAGGACCAATAGACCATGTCTGGCTTAACAAAAAACTCTTTTCCCTCAATTAATAAAGAATTTTCTTCATTTAAAAAATCTAAAAACCCTCCATAATTTGGGGCGATATTGAATAACCCGGCTGCCTGAGCCTCTAGCCCCGTCATCCCAAATGCCTCGGTATACGAAGCGGAAAAAGCAGCATCGCAAGATTTGTAAAGAGAATAAATATTGGGAACGAACTGCCTAATTATTTCTATTTCTGCATGATTTTTGTATTTCTGTTTAAAATCATTAAATATTTCTTGGAAATTTACCTCAAAAAGTTGAGTTGGCTTTTTCTCATGAACTTTAATTACTAAACAAACATCATCTGCCTTAGTAAAAGCCCTCCCAAACATCTCTAATAATCCAAAAAGATTTTTTCTTTTATGAACTTGAGCAACGTTAACGAATAGCTTAAAATTCTTTTTTGTTTTTAATGGGTATGGGTGGGCTGAGAGAATTTCCTCTGCATTAACTCCGTGCGGAACTACAGTTAGATGGTTTTCTGGGATTCCAGAATTGATAAAGACTTGTTTTGCAAATTGGGAGGGTGGAAGTATCTGGTCGCACTCTTTATAGTTTTTAGCAAATCCCGAAGGTAAGCTATTTTTACCATCAAATTCATAAGTCCAAATTCCGAATCTGTTCTTATTTCCATTTTTTAAATAATTAGGAAAATTTCTAAAAGCAGTATAACTAAGCTGCATTGGATATTCTGCTTCAGGAATAGACTTTAAATATGGCTTTAGGTCTGGCGGTAGATACTGAACTCCGTCTGTACTAAATAGATCAACTTCGTGCCCGCTCTTAATAAAGGCACGAGCGAGATTTTGACCGACTATTGCCCAACTATAATTAGCGCCCAGAAATTGCTGTATTTTTATCTTCACTTAATTAGCCCTTTGGAGGCTAATATAACATTGGTAAAAAAATAATCAAACAGGAGGAAGAGATTGGAAATCTATTCCATTATCAGGATTATTATAAGTGATTACTAATCGAGCCATTGTGCAAATAGCGTTTCCAGAAACAGAAGAATTAAGTCGCAATACGCAGATACTGTCTGACGGATAATTTATTAACTGAGATTTTAGATCTTTGCTCTTAAATAACATAAATTGAGTTCCGGTATCATCTCCCAAATAAAAACTATTTCCATCTAAATAAATGTCACCTCCATCGTCTTGCATTGTAATTTGAGCAACATCTCCAGAAAAAGATTGTACGACAACTTCAAGGCGAATATCTTTAATGTCTTGTAAAATAAAAGAATTAAAAGAAAATGGGAAAGCGGCTATAATTTGAGAGTTTGATATTGAATTTTGAACATATCCCGACACGCCATAAATATAAACTGGATTTTTATAATAAAAGGAGGGGCTAAGCAATCCATTACTGTCTGTCTTTATTAGTTTATTGGCATCGGAAACTCCGGAAGTGCTATTAATTGCGAATTGATAGCTTAATGAGGCTCCATTACTCATTAAAACAGTTCCAGATGCGCCTACAGCATCTAAGCCAGTTCCGCCATGAAGTATTGGCAAAACACCAACAACATCAGTTTCTAAGTCGACAAGGGCAGAAGCACCTCCGACAACTGGTCCGCTAAAGATACTAATTAACTTCATTAAATTAGATACCTTAGTAGAGTCAACATACAAGGGCTTATTGTTAAATCCGCCTTTTTTCAAAAAGACATTAATTTGAACCTTGGTAGTGAGAGTGGAGAGAACGGGGTCCTGGTATAAATTAGTAAAATTAAGAGTAATTATTCCAGAAGCATAATCAATACTAACGCCTATTTTGCCGTCTACGATAATTCCTTGTATTCCATTCGGGTCAATTCCATTGGTATTGGGAGAAAATGACTGTATCGATACAGATAATCTGAGTTGATCTTTAGATAGGGCATCTGATTGAACAGTAGAGAAGTCGGCAAATCTCATTGCCGGAAAGCCTAATCTAGTTATACCATTGCCGTTATAGTCTCTGACGAAATCATCAAAAACATTAATATCTCTTTCTGACCCAATCATTCCTGGAGGAATTTCTAAAATTATAGTTCCAACTTCAAAATCTATCTTATAAAAATCCCCATTCTCTCTAACAATTTCTCCGCCAGGTCCGATAATTAAATTATCAGGAACAAACGTATCTACTCTGCCCGGATCAAATTCGGGTCGCATATTGTAAGTTTCGACCTGAATTCCATTTAGATCTTTGCTATAGATGATGGTATCCTGACCATTATCAAAAATGGTAGGAACGAGTTTATTCTTAGAGTTACTAACTACTAGATAATCTTCCCAGGAGAATTGTTTTTGAAAAAATAAATTAGCTGGTAACGCAGAGATATTTCTCCCCTGCAATAGAGCGTCATCTACAAAGACATCTCCTAGCAAATGAATATCTGTATTTCGAGTGGCTAAAGAAGTAAAATAATCATCATTTCTATCCAGGCTTGAGGCGCTAACTTGATATTTTTCAAGAGTTAATTTAATAACATTGAATGGTTTTCCTATTTTATTAAATACTGGATCTACTGGAGGGATAAATGACTCTTTATTTATATACTTATTTAGTAGATCAGCGTCCTGAGCATTTACTAAATAATCTTCGTTAAGATCAGATCTAAACAGCTCTGGAATAGATTTAGAGTTTAATAAAATTTTTCTAATAGTTAGAATGTCTAACATACTATCGATTCCGATAATATCGAACCCGCCATTGTTTGCCGCATTGCCGCTATTAAATATTAGCAATTTGTTTCCACCAACAGCGGGAGATAAATTAAAGAAATCTACTGATGCGCTAGAGAAATTAGCTTGTCTTGGATTAGAGGGATCGGGGACTAAGATACCGTCTGCGCCAGAAGCAATTATCTTATTATTTTCAACGTTGACGACTTGGAAAATTATATTTGTAGCATTTCCGAAAGGATACTGATAAGAAGAGTAGCCATTAACAAAAGTAACTGTATTGTTAACAATGTCCGGATTAAAAGTTGAATGTAAGGGTGGAGTCTGATTGAAATTAAATCCAAGATAAGTGTTAATTAAATTAAAATCTTCGTCATTAACAACCCCATCACCGTTAACGTCACCATAAAGCATGGAAATTATTTCTGCAGTAGCTACTCGATAATAAATACTTGGGCTACTAGAAAAATCTGGGAAAATTTTAATCTTAGTTAGATTTCCAGTTAATAATTGAGTTTGCAAGAACTTAACACTCTCATCATACTTTGGATCAGAAGGATCTTCTACTATTTTAATGAAAATTTCATTATTAATAAAAGAGAAAGTATATAATTTGGCGTTAAAATTAGCATCGCTAGATGCGTCAAAAAACTTAATATTCTTATCTGCAATAGCTCCAATTAAAAGAGGGTCGGTAGTCTGAGATAAATTGGCGATATCTAATGAACTTAATAACTGTACATTTGGAACATTTTGCTGTCTAGAGAAAATCAGGTTGCCGGTTCTTAAATCTTGAACAGGCGTATTCTTTTCTGTTTCGGCAAAAACAACACCCCTAAAAGTATCTGCTCCACTAAAATATAAATTATCTAAACAATAATCTACCGTAGCTCCTGTATTAAGATCTTCGGTTACTTTTGGAAGAGTTACGCCATTACCCGAAACATAAGCTTGCCCGTCTGTCACCTTAGCCGCATCAGTAGCTATATTAAACCATAAATCTTCATCCACTAAGTCTACCCAAAGAGTTCCATTAAATACTGTTAATTTAGAGTTAGATAGCTCTTTATTTCCGGTAGAAATCAGTATATTGCCCTTATCAGCGGCGCCGGAGCGCTTAATGGTAAAAGCGTAATAGCTTTCAGGAACTATAGAATAACTTCCTCCTAAAGCAGTATTGCTAAAAATAAAATCTACAGGCTGAGGAACGGTATTTAATTGTGTTCCGGCGGCAAGCAAGGTGTCGTAGCTAAAACTAATCTGAGCCAACGGAACTGGAGAGGGAGAATAATCTATTAATGTTTGTGGGGGTATATCCGTAGGGCACTGAAGCGCAGTTTGTAGAGGATAAACGCTAACAACAATTTCCCCATTCCATTTATAATCATCTACAACTGCATCGGGATTGGTAGCGGCTAATAATAAAGTAATTTTTTGAATATTATTGGTTTTTGCTTGGAATTTTTGACCTATTTGAGTAGTAACATCATTAAAATTAATAATTTTATTATCTCTCTCAGCCATTCTAATATTTAAATTATCAATATTATAATAAGGCAGTCCAGCTCTTAATAAATCTAGCGGAGATGAATATAAGGAGGAAAAGAAGTCTCTAAAAAATAAATTTGGCTGAGTTGTTTGAGCCACCATAGAGGCGCTTCTTGATAAAGAATAAGGCTTAGCTTCTTTGATAAGAATCTTGCCACCTAAATTAAAAGATTGATTGGATTCCCCTCTAAAATCATTAATTAATATTTGTAAAACAGCAGTATAATGCTTTTTAGTAATTTGAGATTCATTCACTCTAAAGTAAAAGGTCTCATATTGAAGATTTTGTTGAAAATCTAAACCTATAATTCCTATTTTTACCGATCTTTTCCCGCCAGTTTTTGATTCTGAAAGAGATATTTCTAATTGATTTCCGTAATTATTATCTGAAGGTTGATTTTGAGCCTCAATTATTGTGCCATCAAGCAATCCTATTGTGGCATCTGAATTAAATAAAATTCTATCCTGCAAAGCATCTACCAATATCCCAGTCCCAAACTGATTATTAATTATAGCAGATTGAATAGAATTGTTGTAATTTTGCTCTAAATTTAGATCTGAGGCATCTACCTGCTCTGCGTCGAACCATACATTTTGCATGGCTGAAACTGGATTGCGTTTAGTCATCTTTTACTCTCATTGATAGTACTGTAGATATGCTTTAGAATTAGCTGGCTTAAGCATGTATATTAGTTTTTCTAAAATCTGCTTAACCGTATCGCTACTGCTAACTATACCAAAAGAATCAAAAATATTTACAGTAAAATCAAAAGCGGAGCCTTGGTTAGCTACAATAAAGGCAAAATCTTCATTTAAAGTGGCAGAACTATCGAAATTTAAGAGATATGTAGTATATAGGTCAGTTGTTACCGGGAAAGCGACTTCTAAATTGGAAGAATAGTTAGGATCTAGTGGCTCCCCATACGGACTATAGATGGGTCTAGAAATATTAGATATTCTTAAATTATCTATTAGGCAATCCGCCTCGCTGTTCAAAGAATAATCAGCGCCTAAATAAACTTGGTTAATGGTATCTTTAAAAGAAATATTTTGGTTTCCAATAGAGATGCCCGCAGTCCCCGCTCCGAGATCGGAGAAAGCTCCAAAATTAACCTGACCATTAATTAACAAACTAGATCTTTCGTACCCATCAACGAACATTCTTATTTCATCCGAGTTTACTTGACTATTGAATTTAAAGCTAACCTTAACTCTGTGCCAGGTATCTCGAGACCAGTATATAGGAGAGGTTATATTATAATTTTTACCCGAAGCAGTTACATCGAAATTTAAATATCCGCCAGGATCTTTATAAATAGATAACCTATCTCCGTTGAATCCCTTGGGAATAAATTTAACTATTACAGGAGTATTGTCTTTTGGCAATTTTTTATTTAAATAAATAGTTTGATAATTTAAGATATTATTTGATCCATTTATAGGCTTATAGGTAACAATTAAATTTGCATTATTTAAAGGCAGAGGTTTTCCTAGATAAATTGTTTTCTTATCCAGACTAACTGCTCCATTTTCAAAATAATTAACTCTAGATAGATCTCCTACCACAACTACAGAAATTACCTGTAGGATTTGATTTTTAACACTAACAGAGCTGTTATTGTTGCTGGTGGTCACCTCTGCAATTGCGTTGTCTAGCCCTATCTCCAGCTTGCCTCCTGCAAAATAATTTATATTAGGATCTCCGTTTTTTAATGTAACGCTAATGATATTGCTTACTGGCTCACTTAATTTAATTTCTGAATTATTTAAGCTGACCGTCTCAACCACCTTAGCTCCGTAAGCATCAAAATAATACCTATAATTTGGATCTTTGGCGGAATCATAGAGTGGGTTAACCCAAAATTCTATTGTGCCATCTTTTTTGGTATCTAGTACTCCATAATTATCTAAAATAACAGGATTGTTAACTAACGAGATAGAGTTTTGAAAATTACTATTAATGGATACGTCCGATTGAATGAAGTTACCTCCAATGTTTTTAACATAGAAAGACGCAGAATTAACAAAAGGATAAAAATTAAAATCAATTAGAGTCAAAGTGTTAATATCAGACCTTAATGGAATTAAAGAATTATAATCTTTAGTGATAGATCTTTGATTGGATGGAATTACTTGACCTACACGAGTATCCGATAACTGTATTGAATATATTTTTACCTGATCAAGAGCCGCATTAGACTGATGAGATTTTAAAATATCACAACCAAGATAGATTTCTTCATTAGCGAGAGGGTCAAATTTTATAGTTGTGTAAGTACTATATTCAAATTCGTAGTAACCAACATTTAAGAAGTAAGGCTCTCCGACGAATTGAGTTTGTTCTAGTACGAAAAATCCATTTTGAAAACCAGTTCTATAATCCGTGACATTTAATACTTTATAGTACCCATCGGTAAAATCACCCAAGGGGATTGACAAATCTAGAATTAAACTCTTGTGATCTTGGCTAACGTCTGATATTCTATAGATTCCTGCCGCTGCCAATGGCTGCTGTACAATTAAGATATTGTCCTTATCCAAAGAAGAGAAGAAGTTATTGTCATCTGTGACAATATTTTCTCCCGTTTTTCTTAATGTTTGACCGGTGCTCATTTGATAACTATATCGAATAAGCGGAACCAGTGAACTATCCTCGGCATAAGTAATAGGGTATTTTTCTTTTATTTCAAATGCTAAGCAATCTTTTAAGAGATTAAATGGCTTGCAAATTACTTGAATATGATTTACGGTAATAAACTTATTAGAGAAATCTAATTTTCCGTAATCGTCAAAGTAAATAGTTTCGCTAATTATGTTATAATCGTAATCATATCCACCTAGAATAATTTGAACGGGAGTAGAGAAATCTACATTATTTGTTCCTGAAATAGTTGCAGATAAAGTTCTACCTTTTTCAGAGTTTGACGGAGGATTGTCGGTAGATAGATAATGCAGTATTCCAGAAATTACCGTAGAGTTATGAGAATTAACTACGCTATTTGAAGAGATTACTCTGGTAATTTTAACGTCATTCAAAGATACTGGCGGTGGTAGTCTGGTCGGTATTACATTTTCTATCTGATTCCCCCAAACATAGTGAAGCTGCTTAATTTTACGATGATTTAACCCAAAAGTATTTAATAATACCAAATCTTTTGCAAGAACATCATTGGTAATGGTCAAGGTAGCATTGAATAAATTATCTGAAGACAGTTGATAAGATGGGCGTAATGCCTTTACTCCAGGAATTTCTTTTTCTATATTAGAGTAAATATAAAAGGTTAGACCGCTTAATGTAACTGGCATTTTTTGGTCTAGTGTTAATTGCTGCCCGTTTACATTTAAAATATTATAAATTAATTCAAATCCGCCATCCAATATTCTAAGCAAGTATCCGGGTTTTATTTGGGTGAAATTAGATGAAGCCGAAGTGACGACATTGTTGCTGAGTGAAGTACTTAGATCATTATTTTCATAAATCACACTAAGAGTTGAAACCGCAACGCTCGGATAAACATTGGCATCTAATTTTAGAGTATAGCTAGCTTTATTAACGGAAAATTTTAAATTACTTAACGTGACAGGCATTGGTTGATCTAGAGTAAGATCATTACCATTAATGGCGTCAATGGTATATCCGGATTGATTAAACAATCCATCTTCAATATAAATTAAATCTCCAATATTAATATTGTAATTTCCAAAATTTATTGAAGAATTAACAACATTGCTGCCCGCAGAAGTGGCTAGATCATCACTCCCAACAATATCTTTATCAGAGGATCCTACTAAGGTTTCAGGATTAACGGTTCTAAATTTTTCATGGGGGAAAGGAAGTAATTTTTGACCATATTTAATTATATTCGGGACTTCAAATCCATCTATAAATAGATGCATTTCGTCTCGATGATTTCCAGAATTTAATTTCCAAGATGCACCGATAAAATGCTTTTCATTTTTCTTCCAATTAGATACGTCTGCACTAACCACATAAACTGTTTTAAACTTATCAATAATTTTAAAGTTTAAATATCCCGCAATATCTTTATAAATAGAGAGTCTATTCTTTTCTTTCTCCCCGGAATCAAGTATATAATACTCGTGATCAGAAATAAAAGTAAATATTTGAGATTGATCCTTTAAATTATTTATTTTAATTGCAACTTTATTGTTAGTAGTTGTAGTTGTAATGTCAGCGCCGCTACTTGCACTTTTAACATCATAAAAATTACCATCTGAATTTATTTGAACAGAATATTTTTGACCATTTCCAGTATTATCAATAATGTCAACGTACCATCTATTAAATAATCCAGAAATATCTGGAGCATAGTAGATAAATACGCCGTTCTTATTTTTCTGAGGGATTCCAGAAGAATTAGAATTCTTATCTATTGTAAAAGAATTATTTATTAGTAATGGATGATGCTCTCTATCTCCGATAAAAATAGAATTTTGTGCGACAGGAGAGTTGTCCTTTAATATTTTAAAAGTTAATTTTGCATTATTGTCTATGCCATCCCATTGCGGCAAAATCCATGTTTCGAAAGTTCCTTGATTAATGGAAAGATTCGAGGAGCGTGGTAAAGAAATTCTTTGAGAAGGAGAGTCTATCAATGCTCCATTTCCGAACTTAACTGGTATTAATTGAAAGTTTCCTTCGGTAGTTATTTGGTTTGGATAAAGTAAGCTACTCCCAAGAGACCAGCTATTGAATACCGACTCGATAATTTGAGGATCGATGTGTGTTATTTTATTTACCAAGTTCTTAATGCCACTAATTGTTGGACCTTTCAAAAAAGAAGATAGGGCGCCGGTTAACGCATCTCGATATCTTTCTCTGTCCAGATCAACATTAAAAACATTCAATTCCGGAATAAGTAATAAGGATCCGAAATTTTTCAATAAAGCGTCTCTGAGGGCGCCTACTCGATATGACACATAGTAAGTAGTGTTTTCGGAAACGGCATTGCTTTGTCTAAAGTCAATTACGTTATCTCCGTACTCATAACTGATAACAATTTCATCAAGTAAATAAGTATAGTCTGCGTAAAGGTCGCCTTTGTTATAATCTACTACGACTCTAGAGAGATCGTTTATGGATACAGTGTAAGATAGATTAACTATCTGCCCTGCGGCGGGAGAATTTACTCCCGATAGAATTAATTTTGCAAGATTTCCGGTTACAATTTGTCCGCCAGAATCCCAGAGCTGTTTTCCGTCTGAATTTCTGATGATGCTAATATCATAAGAAATATTTGGAGATAGGTAGCTGGTATTTTCTGGTAAAGGTATGTATAAATTAACCCCGTCATCATTGACTTGAGTGATTAGAGATTGAGGGATTGGAGAAACAGTTATTGTATTTCCGCTAAAAGAAGAAAAATTAGAAAAATTAATTGGGTTTAAATTATTAACTAAGTCCTGATACTCAAAAACACCTCTAACATATTTTATTTGTTCAGATACTTTCCCATAAAAAGATAATTGATCAAAATAACCTATTACGCCATTATTAATTTGATACGGCTTTGTCTGTTCATTATTGTAATATAGCTCATCGGAATCTTGAAGATTTTCTGGGAAAATATTATTGTCACCAAAAGACAAATAAGTAAAACTTTTATTTTTTGGATTAAGAGGGTTTACTTGATAATAAATGTCATTTACGCTTATGATATGTTTTTTCGCTGTAATGATATTATTTTTTCGATAAGAAATAGTGCCGATATCATTATTTTGATTTGCACTTACTGCGCAATAGACTATCCCGTTAACATAATCGATACAGTATTCTCCAATATTATTTAAATTATTTAAGTTAATTTGAATATTTGAATCTTTTTGAAAATATTTTTCTTTTTGAAAGATACTTTTATTGGAAAAGCTTGCACTGGAATTAATAGAAGACCCGATACAATCTTCTGTTGAAGCTATTAAACTGTTATTATTTAATAAAATTTTAAAAATGTTAAGAGAGCTTTGATTAATAGAGCTGCTATTAACAAACAAGAACTCATTTAAGACCGCCTCAAAAGTAACTCTTTCCGAAGTTTCATCATCTATTCTTGGAGCTATGTTATAATCAAAATAAACTTTATTATCGTTCCAACGATTAATCGAGTACAGCTCACCCGAAGTTTCATTGTAGATTCTAAAGACATTAGTTACAGGTGAGTTCGTGGTTTGTATTGTCCCTAAATTAAGTAACCTATTCTCGACTCTCTCTTGCAATGATTCATTATGGACTTCCGCCACATAATCTTTATTTGGAATCAATACTTTTTCATAGCTAAAATTAATTAATGCAGAGTTGTCTCTTAAATTACCTTTTGGTAAAGAAACTAAATCTTTAGTATCTGAATCATACACATAGTCTACTTCATCTTGATAGGAAAATCTATAATTATAAGTGGCGACGGGAGGAGATGCCCCTGTTCCGGACTTAGAGCCGTCTGCGCCATAAACATACACTCTTCCAGTGGTATAGTCTACGCTATAAGCTCCAGGAAAAGATGGGAGAGCCTCTAATCTAAAGGGAGATTCATATAGGAAGGCGGGATGCTTAGCATTAACGTTAATGCTGTTAGGATCGGTAAAAGTAACCCCGCCTAATTGAGGAACGTCATTATTTAAATCTACAATTGGGGCGTGCTTTAAATTAAAAATATTTATAATTGATGGAAGCGTTTCTCTACTAGACGTTAGCACCTCTTCTACTCTTAAGGAATCAGAATAAATTATTTTACCAACATCTTTATATTGATAAGAGCACTCTATTCTGACAATAGCGTCTAATTTAAAAGAAGGATCTTGAAGTATCTGCTCGTTTAGCTTTATTTGATTATCTTCTAACAATAAATATTTAAATCCAAAATCCTGATCATATTTATTTTCTTTTATTTGATACCCAAGAGTCTGAATATCATATTCGTATATTGAAGGCAGGGAACTCAATATAAAAGTTAATTTTGTTAGCTTAATTACAGGTGAAGAATTTAAATTTAAAATTAAACTATTGATGTTAAATTTGCCGTCCACATCTACAGAGTCTGGAGTTAAAAGCTCTCTAGTAACTTGAGTTGATTGAAGCGTAAACGGATAGAATGGAAAAGTGTCTACGCTATAAAAACCAGAGACTTTATTTCCAGAAGGGGTAAGTCCAACCCTAATAATTTCATAGGCGCCTTCTTGATCTAACCGATCAAAAGGTCCACCGCCTCTTGTTTTTTGCTCATCTTCAATAGTGTTACTTAAATAATTTTCATTTTTTACTTGACGCACATCATATAAGGATTTAGATATGCTATTTACAAAAGAACCAATAACTTTGTAAACTGCAGTAGTTGGGTCTTCTACATTATAAATATTTTCTCTTAAGAAATTTACTAAATAAGTTCTAATGATATTATCGGGCTCTTCTGGACCTAAGATTATCTTTAAGTTGCCTACGTTATCTTCCAGTAATTTAAACTCACCATTTAAAGATTGAAATGGGTGATTAGAAGTTGAGCGAAACACGATATCATAAGCGGCATAAGGAGTCAAAGGCTGGCAATAAATCTTTAAGACATTATTGACCACTTGGACTTTAAGAGCTTTAGAATCTGGAACATTTAAAGTTTGAGATAAAATTTGAATGTTGCTAACATCTAAATTATTAGTTAATTTTTCAGTAAAACTAGCTATTAAATTAGAGCTATCAACAACTGTAACTGATTCTACTCTTAGGTTGCTCATCTTGTCTCAATATTCACTATAACGTTGTTTGCCACAAAGTATTCGTTCTTTTGAGCCGTTAAGCTAAGAACTTGACCTGGGACCCCTGTTTTATTAAAATAAATTATTCTTGATCTATCTACGCCATTAATAGAGTAAGAAGAATTTACCAAATCCGATCCATCAATTATTCCTCCTAAAGAATTTAAATTAATAGAAGAGGTTAATATGTTTCTGACATTTTGAGCAACTATAGATGAACTGTTAGTAAAGATAGAGCTAACCACTATATTCATAGTTACATCTACAAGTATTGCGATTGCCTCTTTTGCAATAACATCTGCATTTATCGGTCTGTTATTTTCTATATTAAAAGTGGCATCCGTAATTGTTTGATTATAATTATAAGTTATAGTGATTCTTTCATTTGTCTTTGGCGCAGTGTAATCGTAGAATACTTTGTATCTAGAGCCAAGAGGGGGTTGATTTATTGTATTTAAATTTAAAACGGAAGATGCGGTTGATTTAAACCCGCTACTCACATAGACTTTATCAATTAATAAGAATTTTTTACCCGTATATAATAAACCAGGAGCAGTATAGTTTAATGTTTCAGAGTCCGCAGAATTAACTACACAAATAGTGGCTCGCATCTTATCTCCAATTTTTGGAAGATAAGGGTTAGTCGAAGTATCTAGCATATTCGTGCTAGTCGATGGCAAAATCACACTAAATCTATCTAAAAGAGGGTTTTCGATTAACTCTCCTATATAGTAAGAGTTATCTCTTATTTTTGAGTTAATTAAATCATAATTAACAATAACATTAGTAACTTCATCTAGGTTTCCTGCAGTTTGAACTTTTTCTAGCTTAACTATTCTAGCCAATTTAAGAGAAGAAGGTATAGCAGATGTAGAAGATAAACTTAACCCTTTAACAACTGCTTCTAGTAAATTGACCTCTAGCCCGGACGCAGTTGAGGTAAAGATTACATCTTTTATTTTAAAAATAGTTTTTCCTGTAATGGCAATCGAGCCATTAGATACGTTTTGATCGAAAATTAAAGAAGAAATGTTTGTTGGAGAGGTTCTTAAATTATTATAATTATAATAATTTATAAAAACTTTATCAAATAGTTTAGGATTGCCAAAAGATGATAGAATTAATTTATTATTTGCAAAATTTATCGTGCCAGATCCGTTCCACACTTCTTGATTATCTGAGATCCTAGTAATAGAAATTTGAGATTTACTAATATTTTCTAGGGAAATAGTCGCTGTAAATTGCTGCAAACTAGAATTAAAATTAATTATATCAAATATACCATTGTTATTAAAATTATACCCATCATAAATTTTTAATTTATAATTAGATATGGCAGTAATATAATTAAGATTCATTGTCGGGCTAGTAACTAAGATCTGTTGAGGGTTTGACGGATCTTTTTGCAAATACCCATCAAGAACTTCTCCGTAAACTATTTGGGAGGCGGGGTCTAATATTTCAAATCTTAATGGTCCGACATTATCTATAAAATTTAAAATATCAACATATAGTTTTTGATCAGCATCAGATTTTACCTCTGATTGTTGTAATGCAATTACTTCATTAGAAAAACTAACTGGCTGATATCTCGTATTATCCTTGGAGTAGTAGAATGTAACTACTTGATCTTTTTCCAAAGGAGAATTGTAATTAGATAGTATTAACTGATAATTATTATTAGAATTATTAAAAGTTATAGTTCCTGGATGCATGCTATCCCAAAGAACAGCGCCATCACTAATTCTTATAATAGATAAGATGTCCGATGTGCCCAGGGTGAAGTTATTTGCATTAATGGATAATTCAATGTAAAGCTGATTGCTAACATTTTTATTAATTAATAAGCTCTCTCTTATTAAATTATTAAATATATTGTTATTTATAAATCCCAGGTTATTTAAGTTAAATCCATTAGAGACTCTGCTCGCTGGGAGCAGGGTCGTTGCGGAAGAGTAGAGCGAAGGGACATTGGCTATGTAAGAAACATTTAAATAAATTTGAGAAGAGTCTGTTACGATATTGCTTGCCGGTATATTAATTGTACTAGAATTAAAGCTGCCATTTATATTATCTACATAAAAAGTATTTTTACTATCAAAAATAATAGAGACTTTTTGACCACTTACTGCGGTAGTGTCTGCCGGTAGAATTATATTTGCGCCATAGACAACTTTAATGCCTATGACTGATGTGCTGGCTGTAAAAGATCCGTTATTTTCAGCCGTATTATATAGTTCAACAAAAGTATTCTTTAAATAAATATTTTGTATTGATTGAACTGGAACTGGTAAATTTAATAATTGAACGGATTTTCTCCCGGCGTATATCCCAGAGGTTACATCCGAGACAATACCGTCTTTTTGTTCAAAAGTATTGCAAGATATTACTGAGCTTATTGGGTGAGATACGGATCCCGTAAATATATTTGCCGTAGCGTCTTTGATAAATAATGCTTTTTCGTCTTTTATTTCTGAGCAATAACCCCAGTCAACATTATCAATTGAAGGACGTAAATTATCATTTAAATATTTTCCATCATAATCCGAATATTGATCATAATCAAATATCCAAGTATAATCTACCTGAAGGACATCAGTGGCAACCGGTAAAGTATTACCAGAAATTTTTATTCTTCCAGTTGTATTGACGCTTCCGGTTCCGTCTACATTTTGATTTACTATGAAATATCTTTCCCCGGTATTAACATTAAATACTCTAGTTACATTTGTTAAGGGATAGTGAAATAATTGAATAATTGATCTGTCGCTAGTAATAACGCTATTCTCATTAACAATAGATATATTTTGCTGAATATTTGGAATGTTCAGCACATCAGTGTATGACAATGGATCTTGTCCATTAAATTTATTTTTAATTAAGTCCTGGGAGAAGGCAGATATTTTATTTGATGTCCATTTAAACTTATCAAATCCCCAGGGAGATCCTGCATACACTCCCGTGTCTTTTACTAGCTCATAATTTCCGGAAACTCTTCCGAGAGAATCGACTGATTTGGGTATGAAATTAGGTCCGCTCAGAGAACCTACTACGGTAACAAGAGAGTCGACTGGCTGAGACGGCAAGGTCCCATTCTTTATATTATCTACTCTTCTTTTGTTAACAGTCTTGTTTTCATCTCCGGATATTTGTCCCAAGACAATATCGTTTTTATCATTGGAAGAGTTATTCGTATTACTTTTATCTTGATAGATATAGGTATCTATTGTTTGGAGTAAATTTTGCCCCAAAATAATAACATCAACTTTGCCGCCTTGTCCCTCGGAAATAATTGTTTTATTGCCGCTAGAGTCGGTCGAGACTACGGTCCCATCTCTTGTCATCAAGGGGTCACCCGGCTCGATAACCGTGGCATCTATAACATTGGTAGTGGCGAGGGCGGTGCTTCTATAACCAAGGGCAGTGCCAATGCTAGAGCCATTAAAAAGAGCTAGAATTCTATTTCTAAAAGCAGCGTCGTTTTCCTGATTCGAGCCGCCAGTAAAATTATTAGTATTTGTTGCCCCGGTGATTCCAGTGGTCGTAGATCTAGAGATATAATATTTGCCAATATTTCCAATGGCTCCAGGAGAAACACATTGAACTAAAACTTGTATCGCGTATTGATCTTTAATACCTACGAAGTCTAAATCATTTTTGAATCTAGTAGCCGTAGATGCGTATGAGTTGGCTGAAGCTGGAATAATAGAGACTCCGGTAGTTACTTGAAAAGAAACTCCGCTACTGGTAATAACTAAATCTCCTGAATTAACTGCAAATGGAGCATCTACGGAATTAAAAGTAAGAAGGGCTACCCCATTAGCCGGTACAGCTTGTTTTCTAGACAACCCGAAATTTTTTGCTAGTTTGTCTAAATCTGCCCCAGCAGCCAATTTAATAGATTGTAAATCTGAAACGTTAGCAAGCTCATCATAAATTAAAGAAATTTGGCTAGCGGGGGCATCAATAAATAAATCTCTGGCAACAGTTCCAGGTTTAGTATCTAGATCTGGCTGAACCAGCTTAAAATAATCAATTAAGCCTAAGATAATATCATTTACATTTCTTATTGTTACCATTTACTTTTCTCAGGCTCCTCATATAGTGGTTACGGTAAAATCAGTGGCTAGAGCCTTTAATCCCTTACTCAAAACTTTCACTCGAACCAAAAACAACCTAAAGTCATTTGTATCCCTGCTAATTGATATATCCATAATATAATTAATTTGCTCAAAAGGGGATAATGTTTGTAATTGTTTTGATTGTGTTTCTTGCAAAGATTTTAAATTTTGTATGGCATTTTCTAATTGAACCCTAGATACCTGCAAGATAATGTCATTGCTTAGGGGTGAGCCAATCATTGTTTTTGAGAGAAGGGAACCGTACCACGGATAAAGTGGGTTAGTTCCGGTAGGAGTAATGCATATTTTTAACAAATCCTGGGCTAATTTATCCGTATCGGTAACAACATTTAAGTTACCGTTATTGACTACCAAATCTCCAGAAATTATTTTTAGATCAAAGGACATAATTTTGCCTTATTTTATATAAAAATGCAAAATTATTACTTTAATCAAGAGGATGCCGATTTTTTAAGGTTCAGATAGATGGCATCACATATAGAATATAAATATTTTACTAAAACTGAAAATCTAGATAGAGCTTCTTTAATTCCAATTCTTTCGGGAAGAGGGGTCCTTAAATTAAAAATTTTATTTTGCATTCTAGCATAGGCGGTATCATCAAAGAAAGAAATTAAAACCTGCTCATCTATTAAATAAAGTGCTGAAGTAATTACTAAAACATCGCATAATCCAAGACCACTAAATTCTCCCATTATATATTCTATATACTTAAGGGCGTTGTTGGTATAAGAAAATGCATTGGACCTTGCTTTATTGAGTTGCTCCAAGTTTTTTTGATCTAAGGTAGAATCTATCGGTGGTCCATTGATAAAATCAGTAATCGCTCCCAGAGCGCTTTGTAATTGAGCTAAGAAAGGGTTTTCAGATAAACTAGAAGTTTTTATAATTTTGTTAAAGAGAATATCTATTTGATTTGTAGCATTTTTTGCCGTTAAATACACTATTTCAATTTCTCTTTTATCTTTATTATTAGGATCTGATGAGAGTATTTTTCTTAAGTTGCATCCATACTCTGGTCCAGATTGACTCGGTACGGGTATTAAATTATAATTTCTTTGATTTTCATTAATTACATCTACGTTTTTTTTAAGCTCTGCCATCATTTTTTTAGCAAGTCCTATGAAACTAGCATAATAAACCGATGTATTTCCTGATGCATTTGTATTTGTATAGATTTTATTTAAATCTGAGCTATCTAATGAGATAGATCCTGTACTGGTCACCTGCTTAATGTAATCGATCTGGCTTTTTTGATAATCACTTAATTGCTCTTTTTGATTATTTGAAGAAAGTCTATCAATACATATTTGTTGCAAGCCAGCCGCAGGATATTGGATTTTAGTATCAGGAGTTTTACCATCAAATATAAAAAAGGGAACGTTAATATGATTGCTATCTCCCGCTGCAAAAGATGCTCGAGGATCAACTACAAATGGCATAATGAAATGGTATCTTTCGTTTGCATTTTTACCGAACCACTTAATATAAGGCGAAAGATCGTCAAGAGCGGTACGATTAAATAAATTAACATACGTCATCATATCTTTGCCATCCACGGATTCTGTAGAGACATTATATTTACAATCCTTAGATTCTATTTCTAAGGGATTTTTTTCTGGATTATTCATGCAACTATCAAATTTTCTTGGATTTTTTGTAACTAGTGCTAAAACGCTCGCCCCAATACTTTCATTCCTAGAAAAAATAGATAATATTTGATTTAAATATAAATTTCTATCATTAGATGTTATGTAGCATTTTGTTTTAGTAAAATTATTTGATATTTTTATTTTATTTTCAATATTATCGGTATTAGAGTCGTACCCGGGATTAAAGAAATTATCATTATCAATTACCGGCATCCCTAATATTCTGTAGAAAGCGTGACACCTAGATTCTTTAAAAGCATAAGATGAGTCATCGTTGAAGACCAATACGGGAGGAGGATCTCCTTTAGTTACTTCTGGACTATCAATTGTGTAAATATTATTTTCATTTATAATTCCAGAAATATAATTATTTCCACGGTACCCATCAATATGCTTAATCCATTTAGAATACAGGTCATCTAGATCTATAGTGTAATTTGCGTTATCTCGGTAAAACGGCATCAGCTATCTCCTGAAGAAATTTCTTCTCTAGATACGTCTCCGTCGTCTCTTCTAGGTTGACCATCCGAGGAGTCGCCTATTCCGACAGACGTAGTTCCAACTCCAGAAGATGCGTAAATGAATTGATACTCTATTTTTCTAACAGAAACGCTAGATTGTTTTGATAGATCGGCGGGAATATTAGTGTCAGATATTTTTTTATTATCAAATGATATTTCTAATTCTCCAACTCCAGCCGTCTTACTGCCTATTTCTGCGATAAAGTATCGACTTCCATCATAAGAGAAAGAGGTGATATCTCCAAAAGTTACGTGAGGAATTATTTTTTCAGCCAATGAAGATGCGGAAGCGCTCGGCAATGAGCCGCACAAAGAGGCTCCGGAGCTTTCTTTTAAATCCACCTTTACTTGAATTTTCTTGCTTGTAAATTGAACGGAGGGATTTATCTCTATGGTAGACCTGTATTGATCGAAACCGATTGGTATAATCGAGTTTATTGTGCTTTCTGTTTCTTGTTGCAGTTGCTGCATACAAGCAATTGCGGTAGCTTGCAGTTGTTGAGCGCCACTTTCCGTCACATCGTTTCTAAAGGCATCGATAGCTGAAAATACGCATTCCTGAGCTTTTGTAACATCCGGGAAAACAAGATTTTGTAATTGCGCAATCTTAGTATTAAAATCATTGCTAAATACGGCATTTGTAAAAGTTTTATCAATATTTACTTGAGGCATGCACCCATTAGTAATAAGATCTTTTGATAGCAATACAGAGTGATTTATTTTAAATGTATATTCAATATTGTTAATAATGACTGTTGGAAAATCTGTAATTGATTGAAAAATTGTTTTTGGAGGATTTTTTATGAAAAGAAAATTCTCTATTGTGGCTTGTGCACTTACTTCTGTAGTATTATTGCTTGCATTAGTATCGTAACCGGTTACAACAGTAACTCCATCCTCTTCAAATCCCTTTCCTCCCGCCATTTTTAAGACTCCCGTTGGATTTACTTTAAAGGAATTGTCGGGTTGAATTAAAAGAGATTCTGTTGGATTGGTTATAATGCAATCTTTAAATACTAGATGCCTTATCTTATTTGTCGAAGATACTGATCTTCCCCAATCTGATGGATTGTATAAAAACTTCATATCCACTAGATAGGGGGCTTGGTTCGGTGGGGTTGACGCAGTATAATTTGAATCTGTGGGGAAAAATACCGGTTTTGGAGGCTCAGGAATGTCCTTAGCATCAATCATATTAATGAATTGTTGATAAAGATAACTGTTCGGACCGGCGCTATAGCCTTCTGTAGTGTATTCTCCCGAAGGAGCGTGTGCAGAAGCTTGGTCATAGAATCTAAAACTGGACTCTCTGTCTATTTTTTGGGGCAAGGAGCCAATTAAAACAGAGTATAACGGGTCGTTTTGGTTTATTCCTGCAAGATTTGGAAGTGACTGAACTTGGCTAATGTACTGGAAGGACCCGGTAGTTCGAATAAAGTTAGAATATTTTATAAAATTAGGGCAAACATCGGCGGTACAGCAGTTTTGAAAATCGCTGCTGTCGCATGGCGGTATAGCAAATCCAAGCTGCAGAATATCTTTAAAAATTTGAATCACTAAAGATATCATTAAAAACACAACGAAAACATTTTGAAATAAGCAGAGAATTATACCAATTTTTTTAGCAACTGCCAGTATTACTTCTTTGTCAGCTCTATCTATAGCCTTGAACAAAGTTCTAATATTTATAATTATTAACTTAACTAGTTGTACAATTAAAAGTATTACGTATTGTATAATTTGAATTATTAATATTAATAAGGCAATGATCATTACAATCAATGCTAATAATGGAAATAATGCCAAGAATAAAGGAATACATTCTCTAAAAAGTCTTTGCACGGCGTTTGCCGTTTTTACCGGATTAGGTAATGCGCAAATTACTTCAATCACGCACAAGATCATTTTTAGCAGTGGTAGAAAAAATTTATACAACATCAAAAATGGCAAAAATTGATCTAATACTTTAATCACCCCGTCAATAATATCTTTTCCAAAATTAGGGTTTAATGGTGACTTTAGCTCTCCTACTGGCAGTAAAACTTTAACCAATTCAAAAATGCCAGACAAATCTGGTGGTCCGAGAAGACCTTTAAAGTCAGGAATGGGCAGATTTGGGACGCCAGGAAGCCCAAAGCCAGGTATTGCTGGTCCGGATGGACCATCCGGTATATTTATATTAATGCTATTGGGATCGCAAGGACACATACTTTATATATTATATCGTTGGATTTAGGCTTTGCGCTATTTTCTCGACTCGCCTTCCTTCAATTTCAACTATTTCTCCGGAAATAGAAACCTTTGAATTAGATCTTATATCGATTTCCCCATTAGACTCAATAAATATTTTGGTTGGAGATATTAGGGATATCCCTGTTTTATCTATTCTAATAACAGTAGCATTGTTTCCTTCCGTTATAACCCGAATATCAATGGCTCCAGAAGTGTACGCATTGTTTATCCCTTTGCTATCAAACCTACTATCTTGGCTTTCATTAATGCCGAATCCACCTACTTGCAATAGAAGTTGACCATCCATCCCAATAGCTGCACTAATATTATTTTTATCTTTACCTATATTAGCTATCATTCCTCCGGCAGTATCAAGCCAAATTGACTGTCTATCTATCGTATTTGCTCCGACATTAAGCTCGATGGAGCCATCTAAATTAATAGATCCGCTACGACCTCCGGCATTTTTACCAACAATTATAGATTCGCTGACGATCGGATGGGTGATGACTTGATTTGGAAAAATAAGTGTTTCTGGTGGATTATAAAGATAATTTGTAAGGTCGGGAAGTTGATGAGAAATACAAGTGGCAGTAATATCGTGATAAGCTGTTCCATGAGCAAGATGAGAGACATTATTTCCATCAGTAATCTTTTTAGAGATTCTATCAATGGGCGAAACTTCTGCACCATCCTTATCTTTAATAGAAATTAATCCACGATTATATCCACCTTTGCTTTTTATTTGGTCTTTTTTACTTTCATACTTTAAATTAAAATTAACCATTCCTGCCGCAAATGAATCATGCAAAACATCAACCGCATCACTGGGAAATAGTAATTCATTTGGATTAATAGACGGATCATTTGCTGCGGCAACCGTATTATAATTCTCATATCGAGTTAATAGGGGCACATTTCCCGACTCCGAAGAAGCGGGAATATTTATTTTGAACTGACCCTCTTTATCTACGTCAACGAAAAATCTACTTCTACTGCGAGCATAGTCCGACGTATCGTTTACGTCGGGAGGATTATTGAGTTTTCCAAGATCTTTTTTAGCATTTATTTCAAAATGAAAAGCTATTCCTCGTCTTTGATTTTCCCTGATTTTAAAATAATTATCTGCTTGAGAAGATTGAAGATCTCCATTAAGTTTATTTTTAATTGGGAATCTATTTAAATCTAAAAGATTTCCATAAATATCTACTACGGTACCTTTTACTGACTCCATTAAATAATTGGGTGAAGTTAACCCTAAACTCAGAGTATCTGCCCTACTCGCCCGCCTATCTTTTTTAAGCGTTGGCAAGGTCGAAGATTTGCTGGCTTTTTCTGAGGACGAGAGATAATTTTCGGATTCAGATTTTAAATCTAAAACATTAGAAGAGTAGGAAAACTCATAAACAATTTCTCTATTTTCTGTAAAATTGGGGCTTTTTAATGAAACAAACTCATTTAATTCTGTAGAATTAAAATCATCGAAAGAAAATAAAGATATTGACGGTATGTTTCTATAAAAATCTTCTTTAATTAGTTTTAAACTGTCTGGATAATTGGTTTCACCAATTTCTCTTCTTATTTCCCCATCAATTTTTCTAGAAGATTGAGAAAAATTAAAATGATAATTGTAATTATTATTAGAACTATCGTACCAATTATCAGATGCGTATTCTCCATTATAAAGAAGTAATCTTTTATTTTCTGATTTTCCTAAAATAATATCATTTTGTCTTAATAAAATATTATTTTCCGGATTACTTCTTAGTAGTAACTGCCCTGGGACTAAATTTTGCGGCAAAATACCATGATTCGTGGCGTAATATTTAATAGGGACATATTGACTGCTTTGTCCTTGCAGAATGAGGGCTGGTGTATTTGGCGGCGGTTTGGCGCCAATAAGCACGCCATTATTATCTGAATATGTATAATAAAAATCGTATTGAGAATTCTTTTTTCCGCCCAAGGAAATACTTAACGGAATTCTATTACTAGAATCGTCTACGGTTCCGGTGACCTTCCCGGTAATAATTAATCCAGGAGGTGGGGTAAATTTTAAACTACTAGCGTTCATTTTATTTTCTAAGGACGGGTTTAATAAAGCAATCTATTATATATCCAACTAAGTATTTCTTTTTCTTATACACAATTTCTACGGGAGTTTTAGAGATTGCGTTGGGGTCTGCCGCTGGCGTAATGCTGGAAGTATCTTTTTTTGCAAGCTGATCGGCTGCATTAAAAGCAAATCTAGATGGGCTGGACCTTCTGCTTGAACTTGATAAATCTACAGCTGGGGCGACAGTGACCGTTGCCCTAGATCTATTTCTAAAATTAAGTAACGAAGGATCCTCGTCATTAAAAGTTGAAGTTCCGTCAAAAATTGATTTAATATAATTGGCGAAATTTTTTGTGATATCTGACTTTTTAAAAGCCTTATCTTCATAAATTACTAATCTTAATTCTAAGTCAAAATTTGGATCATTATTTGAATTTATAGCTTTATCAAAAGCAGAAGATATTTGTTTTAAAATATTAGAATTAGTATTGCCAATAGGAGTTTTTTCAGATAATAATTTTTGATTTATTTCTTCGGTTGTTCCTTTTTGTAAAATTATTTGAGGATCTAGGACGAAACAACCTACCGCAGTACCGTCGACAACGTTCAAATTTTTTCTATTATCTATGGTGACATTGTCTCTGTTATTGTAAAGCATTTTTCCGGCTATATCTAAATTAGTTGGAATATATTCTCCAGGATAATGTCCGTAAGAAAGATCTAGAGTGGTTGCGAACTCTCCTCCCATACTAATAGTATGTCTTACTGATTCTACATAGAATAACATTCCTTTTTGCTCTAAATACACAACTTCTCCTGGTTGGGAGAACTCATTGCCAATAACGGTAACCGATCCTTTAATTATATTTTTTCTTTGCCTTGATAACAAGGCGGCTGCAAATGGTCCAGTTTGCGACTGTGGATTGGTTAAGAATGGCATATCTACTTCGGATGCCTCTTTGAGACCATACATTTTCCATAAATCATAATCAATTGCATCTGAAGAGATAAGCGCATTACCTCCGTTAGGGAGAAAATCAAATCCAGGTCCGCCAGATTGAGTTGCAGATTTGGGTAAATTTTTATCTAGCCGACCAGTTACTCTTACAGAGGTATATTCTGGCCCATTAGAATCTATATTATAATTAATAATTTGAGAATTTTTAATAATATATCTGGAACCTGACCCAGGACCGTAATCATCATATGACTCATCTTCAATCAGGTATTCAAATGCTTCTGGAAATGTTTGGCTGGAAGTAGTCGAGGAAGGAAATAGTAACTGAGTTGTTGTTTCCGAATTATTTAAAGAATTTAGCTCTGATGCATTTTTAATTACTGAATATAATGACTTAATCGCTTTTTGTCTTTCAAAGATTTTTTTAGCCATTTCATTTGTTATTTTAAAAGAATCTACCTGGTAAAATTTTGGAAAAACTACCTCCCCAATAACACTTCCAGATTCTTCAGAAGACCCTCCATAAGAATTAGAATAAATATAATCTTGTGGCTTAATTCTTACTCCTATTTTTTTGTACACTCTATCAATTAAATAATTAATTAGCTTATCCTTACTTTCGTCTTCCTGCGTAGACAGTAATTGTTGTTGAAGCAATTGAGAATTAAGAACAGTATTTCTAAAATTATTTAATCTACCACCTAAATCAAAAGTGCTTTTAATATTTAATTGAGGTTTTAAAATTCCATTTAAATTTTTTGTTTTTTCAAAATTATCATCTCTTTCTGTCCTGTCTGAGTTAATGTTCCCATTAGAATCTAGAAAGGAGTACAACTCAGCGAATCCCTTTATTTCTCCATTGTATGGATCGGATAATAAATTAAAATTTGCTTTGCCTGCCGAATTTGGAGAGGCTAACGGAGATCCCAAATCATTAGATGTAGATGATTTAATAAAATTAATAACGGGAGTGTCGTCGGTACGATTATTTTTTTGACCAGAAATAGCTGCAAATATTCTTAGCTCATCTTCAATAGCTGTAATTTTATTATAAAGAGATTGTATTTGATTAAAGAATAGGTTATTTAGAAATTGAGGAAATATTTGAATATTGCTTTTGCTGTTTTTATTTTGAAGCATTTTGTAAAAAACAGACTTGGGCATTCTATTATATTGCGGAGTTCTAACTCTTAGATGTCCCTGAGTATCTGCAAAAAATTCTAAATCTAGTACCTTTGCGGCAGATTTTATTTTTTCTAATACGGTACTATATCTGTTATTATAGAGATCTATTTTTTGCCCAGCGATATCCGCTTCAAAGGCTGATAAATCATAGCTTTTATCATAGGAATCATCAACTATAAAATAATTAACATCTTGATTAGACCGAACAGCCCAAGATAGTCTTCTTGTTAAGAAATTTATTTTTCTTCTTAGCGCCCGTCGATTATTAGGATCTTCATAATTAATTCCCTTGCTAAGATAATAATTATAATCAGTAGAAATATCATTTCCAATAATAGTAAAATTATCAGTTTTTAAAAAATTAGTAAAGGACTGCTCTTGATCTTGCAAAATATTTTGAGATTTTGATATTTTTTCTTTATTTTGCTCCATTATTGCGGAAGGATTAATAGTTGAATCATTGTTCAAGGATGCAACAATGATAGAAAATTGAAGCTCCTGTAAGGATTTGTAATTTTCTTGAAGCGTTACCTGGGCTTTAATTAAATCTTGCGTTCTCAAAGAAATCATTTCCGTATAAGATTTCTCATCAATAGATAAATTTTTAAAAGGAACAAAGTTTCCCCAAAGAGAATTATTTTTTTGTATATTTGAAGATAATTGAGATAATCTAGATGCTACCAAACGAGAATTGTCTTTGTTTAAATTTAGTCCGCCCGTATCAATTCCCGCCTTAAAATAATTAGGATAATTATAAGGAGTTCCAGTAACCAGCAAAGAAATTGTGTTCATGACGTCTTGGTTGGCTAACACTTCGGTGGTAGAGCTTTGTTGCCCATAATGCTCTTCAGTAAAAATTTCATCGGAGGAGCCGCCTAAGCTTAAGATTCCAATTCCTTCTTTCCATTTATATAAAAGACCATCTGGAGCAAAAATTATTTTTTTACCTCGCAAAGTATAATCTGCTTTGCCATATTGAATTTCAGAGTGCAATGATTGTAATGAGGGCGCCCTCCCTGCATTATTTCCGGCAGAAAATCTTATTAAACCAGAATTAATGAGAGCTTGATTTTCATCTAACAATTCTAAATTTTGATTTAAAGAATAGGTCTGATCAAATCCAGTCTTGTACGGAGTTAGTGGATCGTAAAGCATTCCAGCTGCCGTGGTATCTACTCCGGGATTAAAGTTTACTCGTCCTTGTTCTAAATAATAAGTATTATCTCTAGCGGTTATATCGACACCAAAGACACCTCCACTATACGAACTTCCTACGGACGTCACTACGCCTGCAAATACGTGAGCCCCTTCTTTTTCACTAGTAAATTGGGACCTTAACATATTCCAGAGATAATTAGGAATATCCGTATTTCCTAAAAATATAGACTTTTCTGTTTGCAAATCTAAATTATTAGAGGGTAGAAAAAAGTTATTGTAAGAATTTTTAATATCATAAATAGTATTAGAAAAATTAGTAAACAATCCAAATCCATTAAAAGCATTTTGAATTCCGGACATAACTTTTCCGTCAAATTTTGTTTTGCTGGACATAAAAATATTTACAGTATCCATTGGTTGGATTATATTTTTTCCAGAAAAATAAAATGTTAATTTTCTTCTGACATTATTTATTATCTCAGAAGCTCCATTCACAAAATCATAATTTCTAATTGTGGCTTTATCTAATTTTATTTTAGTATAAATTGCGTTAATGGTGTCAGAAAATAAATTTAGCTCGTTTGTAGCATCTGCTAGAACATTAGAATCAGCGGATATTTTGTGACGACTTCTTAGAGGCGATAGTCCTTGCTCTCCTAGAACGGCTCCCCCTAAGAGATATGGATCCGCTACTTTTACTTGGCTAAGATTAAGATTACTTGGTTCAAAAATTATTTCTTGCCCGGTCACATCTACAATTGCAATTACTCTTCTGCCATAAACCGTATCGGGATTAATTTTAAAAGATATTTCTGAAGCGCCACGAGATCTTCTTGTTTGATTTAGTTGACCTATCTTTTTTTCAACTAAATCTTCGGCAGTTTCTTTGCCTAAAGAAATAGAAGAGCTGAACCCTTTTTTACTTTCAAAAGCGTTATTGACGTTAATTGTATCGCTAATGGCGTATTCGATATCCATTGGCGTGACGGTCATTATTTCATATGGATCATCAATTCCAATGGAGCACATTCCTCCAGAAGAAAGAGAGCAGCTACAGGATACGTTGGTAAAATTAGTTAACTCAATTACTCCGGTGCCTCGCCCATATCTTAAAGAGTATGGAGTGACAATATCTTCAATCCATTGAGTGTAAAAATTAGGAGCGGAGTAATTGAAAATAGATTTTATTTTTCTAACTGTTTGACTAAATTCTCCAGGCTCTCCACTGATAGTGGTAGATGAAATAAAGTCAGACAATCCTATAATAAAAGGCAATACTTGTTCATCTATTTCGCCTACTTTTTGTGAAGCCAATTGTATTTTGCATAATTTTTCATATGCGGATATCTGCTTGCATTTATTTAAAAATAAATTATCCATTGCCAAGAAAACTAACTTCTCTTCTTCATTCATAAATTCTGGAACGAAGTTTCCAGCTAAAGAAGAATACATTTTCTTTTTTATTAAAACAGTTACATTGGGCTCCTGCATACTTATTTCCATCATTTTAGCAGAAGCTGTTCCGTAATTATTTTGAAGATATCCTTCTTCAAGATAATTTCTTTGAGCAGATTGATCTATATTTTTGGCAAAATCTCCTAATTTAGCGAAATTATTTTGCTGACCATCTAATTTACCACTTAAAGTTCTTTGATCTTCTGGAAGTTCTCCTCCTAAAAATTGGTCAGCTAATTGATTTCCTAAATCACTTAAAAATCCCATAATTACCTTGTATTAATTTTTTTATTAAAAGAATATTGGGAAGAGGTTGCTGTCCCAGTTGATTGATTATAATCTGAACCAAGATTACCAGAAGCTGGGTTAAAATCTTGATCAAAATGACTTCCGAGATTTCCACCTCCTCCAATTGGTGTTTTATGCCATGGTAAGAAATTAGTTCTATACCCTCTTCTTTGAGTGGCTGTAAATGATATATCATAGGAAAACAATAAATCAGTAGTTTCTCGAACAGTAATACTATTAAAGTAGCCTCTGAATACCCAGCCCATGTAATACATCTCCACAGTTAATGCATGATTGGCTAAGGTAGGTAAATTTCGAGGAGATAATGCATTAGATGCAGGAGAAAGAAGCGCCGAAGTAATTCCACCAGTAATGGCTCCAAAGCCGCCTCCAATGCCGTCACTTATTTTTCCTCCAATATAATTTGCGCCTTTACCAACAATGTTGTTTGCTAAATTTTCTGCGGCATTATTACTGGATAAAGTTAGTCCTACAGCATCGAAGGCGTATTGTTCGGAACGATAAACTTCATACAATGCGTTTATTCCTTCTACGCCTGAGCTGCCAGTGGTTCCAGCAAGAGCTATTGTAGTAAGCTCCTCTCCCCAATACTGAATATTATATCCGCCTTTGGTTCTTCGATTTTGAATTGCTTTTCTAAAAGAATAAGATATATTTTCCGGATTAACATACATTCTAACGACGCCCATATCCGGAACAAACCAATTAATTAAATGTCTTTTACTGTTCTGAGCCGCAGTGACGCCATAAGGAACTTTGGTGAATGGCAATCCTACATCTGAGCCAGGCGCATTGGGGGCACTGAACCCTTGCTCTTTTACATTGCTCAGATTGTTGATAGAATCATTAAGATCAGTAATATCTTTGATGGTCACCATATATTTTTCCTATCAATTGCCTGTAGAGCTTGCCGCGTTTGCGTTGGGGTCCGCTCCTAATAATCTAGATAAATCTTCTAAAATAGTTTTTTGGCATTTAGTGCAAAAGAATGGAATTCCTCCGTGCGGATGACCGCCAGTATCTTGTGGAGATTTTGCCGCTCCTTTTGCTGCCGAAACTTTTTCTGGAGATTTTACATCAGGCTTGCTCGCAGCGACCAAATTTCTAATGGCATCTTGTTCGCGCCCTATACGAGCGGCTTCAGCATCTTTTGCAGAAGTCTGTAAAAGATTTCCTCCTGATTCTTTTAATCTTTTAGCTTCCGCTAACGCCTCACCTCTTTGCGAATCAAGCTCCTTAAGCTTTTTTTGGGGGTCTATTGTACCTTTTTTAACACCCTCTACAAAATCTTTAGTGTACGCCTCTAAATAATCCATTGCGGCGCCTGCAACTGATCCTATCGCGCCTGTAGATGCAATAGCTCCACGGCTTCGAGCAGTTCCAGGATCCTCTTTCATCGAGACGGGATCCCTGCGATCTAAATCGCGAAGCTTTGCTTTCAATTCTTTGGCTTCTGCTGAAATCGAATCTACATTTCCAAAAAGAGATGTCACTCCTGGGCTTGCTGTTCCAGAAAGATATTTCGTGCTGGCTAATGCTACTATTTGAGTATCTAATTTAATAGCATCTAGGGCATCATTGGATCTGGAGATAAGGGTATTGTTTTCATCTTGCTTTGACTTACCTCCCTCAAAATAATCTTTCAGGGATTTAGAAGAGTCGTCTAGCGCGCCTACCTTGCCCTCATCTTCCGCTTTCATTCCCTCTAACAATCTTTCAGCTGCATCATTGCTTTTAGCAAAACCTCCTAACGGACCTTGCTGCAATAAAGTTATTTGCTTGGCAAACTGAGCCGCCGCCTCTGGACTTTGTCTAGCCTCTTGCACAGAGATTAGTTCGCCTCCCATTTGGGATTTTAATGTTTCTTTTACTTTTTTAGCGACTTCGTCAAACTTACCTTCCCTTAGAAGGGCGTCGATATCAAAAGCTCCTTGTAACCCGCCAGGTCCACCGCTCTGCTCAGAAAGATAGGCTTTTTGAGCTAAAGATAAATTTTTAAAATTCTGAATGTATCCTTCCGCTAATTCTGCGGAGCTTTTAGCACTCAATCCAGTCGCTTCTAATCCCTTAGCGACTTTGTACATATTTTCTACCAGCCCTTGAGAGTTATCTCCGTATAGTTTAAAGGAACTCGCTAGATTAGTAATATGACTCCTAAGAGTCTGACTATCTAAACCTAATTGGTTGGCTGCCTTTGCCGTGCTGGCTAAAAATGTCAAAACTTTATCGCCAGCTCCCTCGGATCCTGGTCCGGTAGTAATTAAGTTGAAACTATCTCTTAATTCTTGAGTTTGCGCCACCAATTTTTCTACAGGCACGCCAGCGCCTTGAGATAAAGTTATTAGTGCTTCCCCAAATCCTTTTATCATGTTCGAACCCGTAGCGGTAGTTGTGGCGACTAAATCTAAAGCCCCGGGTATTTTCATTATTTGATTGAGGTATTTTTCTGATTCGTTTGTAGTTAGTCCGGTATTTAATTGTATTTGCTTTAGCTTTTCAATATATTGAGCACCAACAGCATCTAAAGAGCCATAAGTTTTAATTTGATTGTTTAACACATCTAATTGCCCAGTTGTTGCTGCGGTTTTAAATAAAGTTTCATTAAATAATTTCTGATTATTAGATGCCTCAAGAGTATTTAGAGCAAATGCTTTTATACTCATCCCCGCTTTATCAGCAGCTTGTTTTAATTTATCTTCGGATTCACTCCCCATAGCTTTTGCTATCCCAGCAGCATTATTTTCGCCGAGTTTACTTATCGCGTCTTTAATTTGAGCATGTCTGGCTTGATAAGTTTCAAAACCAGTCACATCAGTAAGGTCATTTGTAAGTTGCCCAAAGGCTTTGCTTGCTTCTTGAGTGGCTAAAGATACTGCCGCCATAATTTGCGGATAATTAACTGCAATGCTTTGCAATTTTTCAAAAGCGCTTCCCGATGACGTTAATCCGTCTTTGAGCTCATCACTACTTATCTTTAATCGATCAAATATTTTATAAATTGTAGTAGAAGGAGACTCTAAATTTTCAAGAGACTTTCTATAATCATCAGCAGCCTCTGTGCCTTCTTTAATAGCTTTAGTAGTTGAGGTAACTATATCTGTTGTGGATGGTTCCGCATTCGGCATTTCATGTTCCTATTTTTTTGCGCTTTCTTCTTCTCTTAAGAGATGCTTTATTTTCCGTATTTTCATGCGAATCTTTAACAATCTTCAAAGATTGCTCAAATTCTTCTTCAGAGACAGAGACTGATTTTTCATCGGCGTTAATTATTCTTTGCAACATTTCAGGATTGCTGAAACCGCCAACTAAATAAGCGTGATTTTTATAGGATTCGTTAGATTCTTTCTTATCTTCCAGCCAGCTATAAAACATCCACATTTTTTGAACCGGATCCATATCAATAATAAATGGATCATCTGGTAATACTTTATAGGTCTTGCATAAATACCATGTGAATTTATGGTCCGGTTCAGCTACTATTTTTTTATATCTTCTACCGTCTTCCTCGCTTCTTGATCTGTTTTAAATGAATATTTATCTTTAATTTCTTTATTTACATTCAAATACTCATTATATAATCTATCAGAGACTGCCTCGTCCAGCTCATCGATAAATTCTAATTTAGCCGTGAATTCACTGGTACCGAGAAAAGAATCAATATCAACTCCTGCAACAGAAACTAAACTTCTTGCTAACGCTTGTTTTCTTAATTCAAAAGAAAATTCTATTGTGCCATCATATTTGAGAGAGGCTGTTAATATGTCTCTATTTTCTTTTGTTTTAAGAGACCTTAACACAAAAATATTTTCTCCAATTTCAACTTCTTTAAGGAGTCTTGACATTCCGCACAAAGTTTCAATTCTTCTCTTTGCAGCCTCAGAAATTTTAGAATTATCTAAGCTCGCTTGTCGTCGAGCCTCTCCCCTTTGAACAAATTGCTGTTGAGTGGGAACCGCAACTTGCTGATATTGAGGTTGCGACGGCATTTGAGATTGCTGTTCTGGATACACTCCCTCTTCCGATCCATCTTCTTCATTAACAACAAACTCTCGCATACCGCCTTGAAACTTTTTGGAACCTAGTGAACTGTTAATTGTGGGCACTCTTACTCTCCTTAAAATAAATAAAGCCTTCGTGTATATATAACGAAGGCTTTATTTATTTTTTTAAATTTAAGGATTAGAATCCGCCGGTCAAATCAATCAATCCCTGCGCATCAAGAGAACCTCTACGATTGCCTACGTCAGTTCCTTGCTCAATAGCATCGACGTATGGGTTAACCGCTCTAGGAACAATGATATTGCCAACTGGTCCGCCATTCATAACGCTAAAGATGGTTTCTGCTTGGCAGTTCATCGTTTCAGAAATAACCCAATCAGTTGAACTGTACGCATACGATATGCTTTGAATCCAGCAATTTTTTAATGTAGTGATGATTTGATTAGAGGGGTCTTGAGATTGATTATCAATAATCAAAATATCAAATGGATATCTTTGAGATTGAACGTGAACGAAGCCACGGCTAAAGGCTTGGGCAATGCGTAATTTATCAAATCTAATTCTGGTCGCATTGACGGTAAAAGTGGAGGATCCTGAAGGAACGGAATCTACCGAGCCATCAGCTCCTACTTCGGAAATTTGCCTAAGTGGTCTATTTTCATTGACAGTAAGCCCCTGAACAGCTCCTACTGGAGTGTTGCCTACTTGAATGATGATATTAGTGCTAAGAGCGGTGCTCGTCTTATTACTGTAGCCGTTGTCTTGGTATAAAGTGGATCCGGTTTGTGGATAGCCGTTCGTGACCATTTAATTTTCCTCTCTCAAACAATTAAAAATTGCTTTTCTTCTGATTATGCATAATTATTACTAATTATTTTGATAATTTTCTTTTTCCTTTTAAAATATTTAATTTAGAACTGAGCGGTCGAAGATTCGCTAGCGCCCAACACTCTAAAAACTGAACACTTTCTAAACATTCATATTTAAAATCGGCTTTAGGTCGAACATGGTCTATGTGCCAAGTCCAAGTAGATGGGTCATCATCTTTCCAATTATTTGAATCAAATTTACCCCAATTACTCCAATTCATCCAAGGTTCAAATAAAGATTCTAAATGATTTTTTAACTCTTCTATGTTATAGGGTAGCTTAGGTATTTTGCTCGATTTATTATTTAATTTTCTTTTAAGGGAACTATTGATGTAAGAAGAAATATTAGTTCTTAACTTATAATTAAGATCATTTTTTCTTTTATTTTTCTTATAGTTCCTGTCATATTCTTTCATGTAAGCAGAAATTTTTTCTTTATTTTTAACTTTATATTCTTTATATGAATTTTTATTTTCTTGATATCTGCGACGGCATCTAATTTTGTTCGAATCTTTTTCGCAAACCAAACAAAGAGCCTCTCTAGATCCATTTTTATGTTGCCTAAATAATTCAATAGGTAGTAGCTTGTTGCAGCTTTTATTTTTGCAAATTTTATTCATAACAAATAAAAATGGCGGGCATTCACCCGCCATTTTCTATAGATTAATTAATCAAATTGTTCCGACACCGACTCTGATGTATATCCAGTTGACCGGGTAGGTGGGTTGAACCTTAACGAGAATGTTCCATTGCCTTGGATCAACTGAATCTCTTTGGACAACAAGGTCCTTATATGCAGTGATGAGAGATTGATTGATGAAGGCGTTAAGAACATTGACCGCTTGGTTTGCCAAAGTAATTTGAGTGGTCTGAGTTTCTGGGAGACCGATATAACCAGCAAAGCTCGCTCTCATCGACTTAGCAATTCTGTCTCGAATAAAGACGATGCTAATTTCTTGCTCTTCGGCGAAGCCACTTTGTGTTGTAGTAATGCCCCAAACAATTCTACCACCACCAGAAACTGGTTGAAGAGTACATACGCCAGAAGAGGCGAGCGACTCAAGAGTTAATTGAGAGAAGAGTTTGTTGCGAAGGATGGTAAATCCAGAGAGAACCTTATTGGTGAGGGGAATTTCGACTCTGGGTTGACCACCGAGGTAACCGGCAGCGGCGGCGGCGATATAGAAACCATCGATAAGTACGTTATCTGCGCCAGCTTGAACAACGATTTGGTCTGGGTAGAAGTAAACGCAACGATAGGTTCTGCCATAAGCATCAGATACAGAGTAATTAGCAATATCTTCAATGTTACCATTAAGAATCTCTGTAGCGCTATCTCCTTGAATACCTTCAAGAATTCCGATATTTTCTACTGCTACCGGAGTATTGGTGCCATCCGAAGCCGAACCGATTAAGTTGGCGGGGGCTAATCCAGAAATGGCGCCTATAAACAATACGCGCTCTTTGCGATTGCGTATGTTGCTCATGGTTAAGCAGTGATTAAGGGCATTTTGGAAAATAACCGAAATAGTTGATTTGGGGAGAGGAACAACAATATCTACGTTGGTCTTTTCTAGCGCCGCGAGTGCATTTAACCAACCAGCATCATAGAAAGAGGCGTCTTTTTCATCAACAACAGATACTCTGAGGGCGTATCCATTTGGCACAACGTCATTGTGAATAATGACATAAACGCTGGTTAGATCGGGATCTAACACAGAATAAACTAGTGGAGTCTCAATGACGACAGATTTTTTAATATTTACATATCCTAGTCCGCCACCAGTGATATCAAATAATCCGTAATTAGCACCAGCTGTTTTGATGTTTAATCGTTTTCCAGCCAAGGTTCCATCAAGAACAGAGCTGGTAACAGTGGCAGTCGCGACATCAACTAAAGCCAATATCCCGTCAGAAGCGCTATGCCCAGGAACAACCAATCCTGTAAGCGGATCGATAACTTCAAAATCTAAAGTGGGAACAAGATTATTTTCAAAAGGATCGTAGCTAGTTACATCAACCGAAGCGTAAAGTTTACCATTGCTTACCGAAGTTACTGTGTACTTGGCGTTATTGGCAACATTTTCTGCATCGATTATTTTGAGGGTTTTACCAACATAGTTGGAAGTAAAGGTGAAGCTGGGAGAGCTGAAAACAGCGCCATTGCCATTAGCGACTAGAGGGTCTCTAGCAATGTATCCGTCAAATCCAGAAAGGATAGTGGCATCGTTATCATAATTTTCTATTAAAGAGTAATAGAAAGAATATTCTGCATCGGTGATAAATTGGTGATAAGTTGGGTTAGATCCACCAGTGCCTACTTTGTAGTATTCATATTTGTTAGGAAGTATTTGTGTTTCAATTCCAGTAGCATTATCTGTGATAAAGAATTGAATATTAGAGTTTACATCAGGAACAACTCCTAAGGGGAGCGCAAAAACGAAGTCATCATCAAGCACAGAAGTGCTCTTTACTGATTCAGAAAGAATAACCGAAGTTTTGCGAGGAACGGCAGGAGCACATTGTAAAGCAACGATAGATGAGGTGGTATTGGCAAAGGCTAATTGAGAACCGAGGCTAAGATTATTGTCGATGCTGGGAGAACCGTAACGCTTGGTTACTTGATCCATTCCCTGTAATTGAACCGGATCATTAAGATAAGAAGAGACGATGTAGGTGGCGGTTAAGCTATCATTGGGAGAAAGTTTTCCGCTGCTAACTTTAACAGTAAATCCATCTCCTTCAGAGAGAGGATTTCCGCTAGTAGTTTGATAGATGGCAAATTTAATAATGCCATTAGAAGCTGTTTGACCATTGGAAGTCCATATTACTGGATTTCCGTTAGAATCTGTTTTGTTTCCAGAAATAGATCCAACTGCAATGAATTTGGCGGTTTCTGGAATGGGAGTGTTGCTGTTGTCTCTTTGAACCGAAATGCAACGAATGCTCCAGGTTTCGCGGGGCGCGTTAGAATCTACTAATTCTAAATCGGAAGAAATATATCCATCGCCTTTGTTGGTGGTAAATGCGGAATAATTTTGTCCGCCCAAGTCTTGAAGGTTGGCTTTTTGCATTTCGATTCTGCCTGTATCAGGATCAAATCGATAGTCATATTTAAAAGCAAAAGAAGATGAATTAATTTTTTGTTCAATTCCAACTAAGGGCAAACCATTGCGGTACAAGGTGGTTCTATTAGAAACAACAGGAAAGAAAGAGAGAAGAAAATGTCTTCCATCGGCTCCGTTAGACGAAGTATAAGAAGAATTAAGACCATCTTTTCCATTGCCAAGTGCGGAAGATACGAGGGTTTCAGGGGTTAAACCTTCGCCCATAATCGCGGGAACACGTAATCCACCAGCTACAGCGGTGCCTCTTGATTCTGTTACTACGTCCGTAAATACCCCTGGTAATACGTTTGTTGCGCCTGGAATGTTAGCCATTTTTAAATCCTTGTTCTATAAAAGTTGTTAGCCCTTTTAGCCTAAATTAATATATTTTTATTGACAGTTTGATTAAAGAATCGTTATATTTCTTTATAATATTTTTTTATGCCTAACTCTAGAGGCTCCTTCCGACATATTTGTCTTGGCATCCAATGGTCGTAAATTATTTAATGCCCAACATTTCTTAAAATTTTCTTCTTTGACGCTCTCATAATAAAAAGATGATTGAGGTAAAATGTGATCAATGTGCCAATATCTTCCATAATTATCCCAAGTCATATAGGAGTCAAATTGTTTTTCCAAATGAATCTTTAGATCATTAATCTTCCACTCTAAATATTGATCTAGGGTAGAATTCTTAGAGAATCCATTTTTCTTTAGCGCATGATAGATGGAGCGAGAAATATTTTTTCTCAATCTAAAAAATAAATTATTTTTAATTTTTTCTTGATATTTTATGTTTTGATAATTTTTATTCTTTATCTTCCACTCTTTAGTATAAACTTTGTTTTTCTCTTTTTGATCTGGCGTTCTTGGATTCTTTTTATTGTAGGCGATTGTATTGAGCGATTCGCATCTTCTACAGATAGATTTAAAATAATATTTTCCAGAAGGATATTTTAATTGTCGATAATTCTGCTTATCGGCTTCTTTTACGGATAAACATTGCTTACAGTTCTTAAAATTCATAAGTTATTAATAATATTATCAGTAAGAGAAATGTCTGTATAAATAGAGAAATTAGGGTCTGTAGGAGCTTCAGGATTTTCTATATTTACTAATTCGGTAACAAAAAGAATTCTGTCAATAATGCTGCTAACCGGAATTTCTCTTCTCCATTCGGTACGAATATCTATAGTAATGCTTTGTCTAAATAACTTATCGTTGCGATCTTCGGATTCTGATGGTGCGCCAATATTAGGTGGCTTAACTACGATACCGGCATTTCTCATTGTCTCAAACATAATATCGGCAAAGCAAATACCGACCAATTCTGCAAGATCGTCACGAGAGCGAAGAGAGCGAGTGATAATATCGATGGTAACAGAGCCCTCCCAAATACCAGCGAAAAGAAAGGCTCTAGGAGTATAGATGGTTTTATGATTGCCGTAACCGTCTTCATAGACAGTGGTTTCATAAAGAGGGGCTCCGGCTTCTCTGTTGGCGGAAATGGGGACATATCGAGCGCCATTGGCTTTGACGAGAATGGCTGGATAATGAATCCCGTCATATCTATAATTTTCGCCAATAAAGATTCTAGTAGTGGCGTTATCGTACAGTCCGGCGGTTAGGGGCAAATCGGTATGATCTACTGTCTTAGCAAATCCATACTCATCTTTCGTATAATGGTAATAACTGTCTTTTGAGAAAAAATCTCTCAAAGTAGCTATCACCATTTCTTTAGGATAAACTAGCGCAGAATACTGAACCAAATGATGAATATTCTGAAGATCGCTACGGGCAAAGTTGTTGGTAGACATCCTATAATTATGGCTTTTTATGCCGACTTCTTCTTACTCCATCAAAATAATTTTGTTTTGAACTGAGGGGTCTAAGATTAGTTAAGCTCCAGCATTGCTGAAAAGAATCGTCATCGGTCGAACGATAAGAAAAAGTAGAAGCAGGAATAATATGATCTATCTGCCAAGTCCAAGTAGAAGGGTCATCATCTCTCCAGGTTTTGGAATCATATCTTCCATAGTTATCCCAGTTCATCCAGAATTCAAATTGAGATTCTAGATGAGATTTTAATTCTTGCTTAGAGTAAGGGAGAGATGAAAATTTTTTATTATTACTGTTAATTGAGCTTTTTATTAAATAATTTCTAATAGAGCTGCTAATATTATGGCGAATTAATTCGCAAGGGCTATTAGATCTTTTAATAGCCCTGTTTTTATTTCTAAGATGTTTTTTAGCAATCGAGTTATTATCTCTACATTGATTACAAGTATTAAATTGCTTTTTATCAAAGAAATAAATTTTATTTTTTGTTTCTCTACATTCCCTACAAAATACATTATCTGTAGAATATAGATAATTTTTAATTTTTTTCTTAACTAGCATTACAGAACAATTATATTTTACAGATAATTGTTGATAAGAAGAGTTATTTTTATAATCTTGAATTAAAGAATCAATTTCTTGTTGAGAAAATTTTTTAGTGTATTGAGAAGCGGATCTAACCTTTGAAACGTTTGATTTAATTATTTTTTTAATTTTAGAAGAATTAATGCTAAATTTTTTTGATATTTCTTTTCCGGACAAACCAGAGTTATAAAGATCAATGATCTTATTAATCTTGCTTACAGATAAGTTAATTTTTTGCTTTTTAATAGGAATATTATTTTCTCTTAATATTCTTAAAATAACTTTAAAATTAACATTGAATCTTGCGGCAATTTTGGTAGTTGATTCTCCGGAGAGATAATGTCTAATTATCTCTCCGGATTCATGTGAAGTAAAATATTTTTTATTATGAGCAACTACCATTTATATCTTATTTTTAGATTTGAAGCATCGACTTCTCTATAGTCTGCGACAGCGGGTAAATCTGCCTTTATGTTTATTTTTGTTAGAGGGGACCGGGCAGAAGATGTATCTAATGACAAAGACTCATCAACTAATTCGTATACTGTTTGTAAATTTAATTCGTTAGAGAATTCTTCTATTTCCGAAGTCGCTTTAATTTGTATTTTTCTGCTATTTATCAATAAACTATAAGTTTGATTATCTCCAGCAAATAATTGGCTGATCTTTAAATCACAAGATGTATTTACAATAAATACATTTGGAGGTAAAATTTCATTAGAGTTGATCGACCAATTAAAATAATTATTCTCTCCACCTAGATTATAGGTTTCTTTCGTATACTCTTCTGTGTAGGGGATGCCTATGATTCTTTTAATTTGAATGTATCCATCTTTTATGTTAGTGTTGAATGCTGCCGGATCAATTTCATATATTCCATCATTATCCGCATTTGATCCAAATATTTTGCATCTTATTGGTGGTAACCCGTAAGTTGCCGAATCAGCATTTAATTTATATAATATAAGCTGATATATTCTATATATTGAAGTATCTAAGAGGTTAGTTAATCTATCCTCTCCCTTTTTTATTGGCTGACTATTATCATAATTTGCTAGATTGCAAGTTCCATTTTTAACAACATAGTAGGGGTGGGGGATTGTGTAGTTAGCGTTATAGACTTTAGGTATCCATTCTATTCCGGAATAAGAAAGCTCGCTCCATACTCCATTTTCTAAGAACCATAAAGGCAATCCAAAAGAGTCTATTTTTGGAATGAGACCTGTATCATCTGTGTATAAATAATATGGACCTAATGGATAGGTGGGAGAAGGAGGGTTGTTGGGAGGCGAAGAAGAAGATGTTTCCCATGCCGGCCATTTATACAGCTCATTGGTTGAGTACAGTAAAGATATGTGCGCAGAAACTTCTCTTTTAATAGAATTATCTACGATAAATTTAACAATTCCATTATCACTAGATATTTTATTTCTAAATTTCCAATAACAAACTGCGCTAAATCCTCGGGTAATAGTTATTGGGTTGTTTGAAAATGATTTTTCTCCAACTGAAGAGTCAACAATAACTTCTTCGGTTTGATTTTTATTTCTTTCTACGGTCCAGCCTGACCCTCTTGACTTAACGACATCTTGCCAATTACTAACGCCATCTACCGTATCATGGCTAAAATAATTATCTACAATTAAAGCAGAAGATAGATTAGGGCTTGGATTTTCTGTTGGAAGAAAATAACCCGAAATAAAAGATTTTATTGTTTGAGATATACCTCTAGATATATTATTATTAGAGATAACGCCTATATTGCTTATTTTGTTGTAAGTTACAATTCCATTATTTATAAATCCGCAGATGTCATTTTTAGTTGCGCTAAAAGATATTTGACTACCAAAAGACATTCCGTCAGTGTAAGTTTGTCCAGAAGAAAAAATATGATTAGAAGAAATCTGACAGCCATTTTGAAAACCTGACCTCCCTCTAACATTGATTCCTGCAACGGGAAATTGGCTGGAAGATATTTTTGTTAAATTATTAGGATTTGCAGAAATATTATTGTTTGTTATTTTAAGAAGAGTTGTCATATTTTTCTCTTTTAACTAGCAGATCCATCGTTAACATAAACGTCAATATATTGAGCAGTGTTATTATCAATAATCATACTTCCAGTTGTACTGGGCGTTCCTATAGGAGAGTTTCCATAATTATCTAATGTTAGGATGGCGTCGCAGGTGTTACCTTCAATTAATATATTTCCTCCATCTAATGATGGAGAAGAATAGGCGCTAATATAAGAAAAATTATTATTAGCTACAACAATATTTTCTGCGGTAAATCCAGATTTATTATTTGTACCCGCCATAATAAAACCATTATAATTATAAGCGACATTGTTTTTAATAATTATATTGGAGAACTGATTGATTTTTGTTTGATCAGATTCTCCATAATTTATGAAAGCAACCGCCGCATAAAATGTGTTAACTGGAGAAGTGCCTCCAATAAATCTGCACTTGTCAATTACAACAAAATCAATGATATTTGGAGCGTTTGTACTTGAAGGTGCGGTAAAGCAAACGAGTGGAGGAAGTTGGTAGTCTTGGTTTTTATTGTTCCCACCATCTCTACAATATTCTGACTGCCCATTTTGAGGAAAGCTATTTTGAGCTAAGGTGCAATTTGTTATTTTAACATTGTTAATGCTGCCATTGGAAACTATCGCCCCGCCTCCAATGAATCTTATTTTATCATCTTTATTAAAGTAACCTGCGGCAAAAAGAGGGGGAGTATAATTAACAAATGTATTATCTATAATAATATGATCTGCTTGAGAATTTTTGTATCCTCCCCTGGGGTTTAATAGGATTCCTATTTTTGATTGGATAGAGTTAAACTTAGAATTAGTTATTGTATTTTCATAACTTTCTATAATTTCTCCTCCAGGAATATCATGACTATCGTCTCCCAAGACTAACCCATAAGCGTTAGTTACAATAGAGTTAACATTAAAGTCATTAATTATATTTCTACTTCCATAAACTCTAATTGCGGATCCCTCAGGAGAGCTACAAATGATGTTATTAATATTAAATTTATTAATAACATTATCACTTCCTATTTGAATAAAGTACTCAAATCCCTGATTAGAATTCTGATAAGCAGAGGAGGGCGAGAATGCATGAAAGAAACTGCTTGCTCCAAATAAGGTATTTTCAATTATATTTTTATTTCTTAAAGTAAATACTGTTTGATGGCAGTTAACATCTGTGGCAAAAGTGCAGTTAATTAATTTATTATCGTCTTGAAGAACGAACCCTAACCCATTATTAGATTTCACGGATCCAAATCCGCAACTTTCCAATACGTTATTATTATATCCTAATAATAAAGTATTGGAATTATCTTCTAATATAGCAAAAGAGCATTCAATAAATTTATTATAAGATTGAATACCTATTAGCGTATTATTACTTGTTGTTGGTGAGTTCTTTATTTCTTCAAAAAAGCACTTTGAAAAATTATTAAAATCTATAATATAGAAAAAATTAATTCTGGAAAATATACAATTATTAAAATAATTACCACTATTAATTTGTAAAATCATCGAAGAGACAAGATCAGTAGAATCAAATTTAAAATTTACATTTTCAAATGTACAGCTTGAATTATTTATTTGCAATATTTGACTATTTTCTAAAAATTTAAAATTTAAATCTTTAAAAGTAATATTAGATCCGAGCTGAAGTACTGGAGTTGTTCCCATAACAAATCCAGCTTCACTTCCTTCTCCTTGGAATACTGCGGGTAAATTAATTTGAGAAAAATCAAGCGTGCCAGAAGTATTAATATTTCCTTTTATAGTAACATGATTGGAAATTTTACCATAATAATTAATCCAATTTTTAACCGCTTCAAAACTATGGAAGTAAGAAACGATATTGTTTTCAGCAGAAGTATCCGCCCAAGTAAAAGTATTATTTAAAGGTTCGCTATTAATGAATTTACGGACATCACTTAAAGAGATGCTATTGTATGTAACTCCATTAATTCCCGAGTTATAGTACCCATCAACTTCTAAAACATATAATGGAGTTAAGTCTTTTCTATTGTTAATTAGATCCTTGAAAAAGACACCATTAACGGAATATGAATTCGCTAATCCGTTACTAACGGAAACATCGTAAACTTTAATGTCTCTGGCTGCACTTGGTGCTCCGGATTGTGAAGCTCCGTCCAACAGTGCTATGAATTGATATTCATAATTATCATTAGCGCATAGGGCCCAGAGCATATTATAGCTGTTGGCTCCAAAAATTTCTTTCACCGAGGGAACTTGTACTGAGGTATTGTTTAGTTGAACTAGTTTTCCGTTTACTAGAGAGATTCCTCCCTCTAGGAAATTAACACTTCCCGAGGATAGGGAAACATCTGTATCAAACCCTCTCACTACGCCATTGACATGAATTAATCTTTCAGGTGCAGAAATATAATTTAAAGCAGAAGTAGATAGGTCTTTTTCAGAGATATTTCCAAACTGCCTTAAATCAAGAATATGATCTACTATGTTGGTTGCGCCATTTAATTGCGCAGAAGCCAGTAACAACACTTCGTCGTCCAAGGCTATTGTTGGGAATAATTGAATTGAGATATATTTATTTGAAATGTCTGAAACATTGACATTAATGTCAAAAATAAAATCAATATAGTCTATCCCTGTTTCATCATAGAAGCGAGTGACTTCGCCTTTGCGACCACTAACAAGAGGTCCTAAATTAGAGTCGCTTCCTGGCAAGCCATCTCTATTTAATAATCTGCCAGAAAATGTATTGTCATGTTGGCTAAAATTATCAATTAATAAAGTTATTTTGTTAACTGTTCCATAAGAGTATCCTCTTAATTTAGGAGAGACTCTCACTATATTAATTTTAGATAGCTCTGCGTTTGAATATAATGGAACGTTGCTGCCAACCGTGAAAACAGGGTCAGTAAGATTCATTCTTGCTCTTTCAAGAGCGAATGTTCTTCCTTCTTTATTTAAATAAACTTCAAAATGTCTTTTGAAGTTAAAATTATAAGCAGAATCAAAAGAGTTAACAGAATTGAATCCAACCGAATCGGAATTAAAATATAAATTGTAATGATAACCGTCATTTGGGACAGCTAGGTCGCTAGGTATTGGTTGCGGGGGACTAATTCCGTTAGTGGCTATGCTTCCCTGAATGGCGTCATATACGGTAATATCTGTTTGATCGGCGGAGGGTCCCCCGCAAATATTAAAGACAACAGACTTGATGGTAAATCTTCCAAAATTAATCTGATTATTATTTTGTAAAGACTGAACAACTAGGGTTTTCCCTGGGGATATTCCACTAGAAGCAAGATTATAATTAACTCGATAAGTTGTCTCTATTCTATTAGGAAGCTGTTGTTGAGAGGCAATTGAAGAAATCCAATATCCATCTCCGTATTTATCTGTTACTTGATGAGGCTCGATGGCAAATTTGTCAGACTCTACGCCTACGCCATCTATGTAATAGTTATTTCTTCTTAATGGAAGGAATATTTTTGTTGGAAAATTATAAGCGTTTTGAGCCGATGGATGGCTCCCAGTATATTCTGGGCTAGCCACATTGGATTTGTTCTTACCGAAACCTAAAGGATCGGAGGTAACTAATCCATCCGCATTGTAAGAGATAATGTTTTTGGGATAAACAAGAGAAACGTCTTTATACTTGGAGCCATCTGAGGATAATTCTCCAGCAATAATAGAGAAAGCGGAATTATTGTAAGGTTCTGCGAGCATAATCCCAAATTGACCTTGATAAGAGAATGCTACAAAACGATAATTGTAACCTACTTTCCTAAAGGCATCATTGGTCGATTTAATAACAGAATCAAGAGTGTATGCGCCAGGGGTAGCTCCTCGATTGCCTGTAACATCGATTGGAGCCATTTTGACTTGTTTTTCTGATGGATTGCCAGTGGGATACAAGACCAAGTAAAGATAATAATTATTGCTATTAAGCAAAGAAGGATCAAACCCGTTGCCTAATGTAATCGCTCCTCTTGGATGACTAACTATTAAGCTAGGAATTTCTCCAATTTCATTTGCCCCTGATGCGTTCAATGTCTGTGCAGCAGAAACAGATAGAACTCCGTATTTATTTGTATTGAACAAGGGTCTATCTATGCGGGCATAACCATCGTAACCATCTGCGGACATTAAATTTTTGCCATCTATTCTAACGGCATAAACAGAGGGAATTGCTGGATCGGCAGATTGAACATATTTTTTTTCTTTAACTAAAAATTCTGTTTGAATTAATCCGTAATTAATTCGAAGAACATCGCCTGCTTTAACTAAAGAAAATTGAGAGTCAAACTGAAACCCGCTATTCGCAGAAGTTTCTGGGAAAAATCTAATAATGTCATCGCCAGTATTTGGATTGTCCCATACAGAAGTTGCGTTATTGTAAGATAAATAAGCTTTAACGGCGGTTGAAGGAACTACTGGCGGACCGTAACCATCTACAGTTAAAATAGAAGATCTAGATGCTCTAGATATTCCTCCAGTAAATAAGTTTTGAATTCTACTTCCGAGTAGAAAAATGCTATTTTGATCAATAAAATCTGCAAATTTTTGCAAGCTATTTGCATCTAAAGGTATGACATTATAGCTGGAAGTATTTAAATAAATGCCTGCGGCTGTATGAGCGAAGTTAGATGGGTAGCTATCTCCCCCCAGGGTATACACTGGGAAGACAGATCCGCCAAAATATCCATCTGATTTTTGATGAGAAACATAATCATTATTAATATCGCTTAATAAAGAATAAGCGTTTGTATTATCTCTAAACTTTGATCCAAAATTTATTGGAAGGGGAGGATTGTTTGGATTAAATTTATTAGTTAAATACTGATTAGAGTTAAAAGCAACATCTATATGAGATAATTCGTGGCGATAGGCAGTTCCCGCTAAATGTGGATTGAGCTTCACGCCTGTACTATCTACCCAGCCGAGAGCTTTATTCACTCCTAAGGATAAGTGCGTAATGTAATCATACAAATCTTGTGTAGAGTGATCTAAGGATAATTTATGTTCTTTAATTTGAGCATTATCAGCAATGTATCCGTCATAAATTGGAAGAGTAACAAATCCTAATAAAGTTAGAACAGATGGTTTAATGCAACCATCTGGATTTAGGGTGACACCTAGCCTTGCAGCTATCGACCCTGCAGATCCTGAAGCGCCAATACCGATCTCTTCTTCGATGTTAAGTACGGCGTCACGAAGAGCGTTAATAGCTTCTCCCCCTATTTCTGTTAAATTATTGTTTACGGGAGGAAGCGTAACGTCATTATCAATTTTATTAGGAAAATCGCTCATAGTGAAACCTTGCCAATGAAGCTTTGAAAATACTCTAACAAAATATCAATTTATTGATTATTTTGCTGAGGATCTTCTTTTTTATTTTTTGGGATCTGTGCCACAATCATAGATTTAGCTACTCTATAAACTAACCCAGAAAGCATGCCTGCGACAAGTCCAAAGAATACTCTCCCACTTAGGGTAGAGACTACTTCTGGAAAAGGATATTTGCTAATTAATCCAGCAACAACGCCGCCAAGAATTACTGGTAAAATAGGCATTATTAAGTCCCCCCATAATAATTCTAATTTTTTTAAAGAATAATAATTAATTATAAAATATCCAATTTTTCTAACCACAAAAGTAATTGCCGCAATTCCTAGACATAACATTACGAATTGCCAACTTAGAAGTGTTTGAAGAGCTGTGTCCATATTTTACCTTTATTTTAGCTTAGTAGTATTGAAAGAGTTACGTTTGTGGGAAATGCAGAGGTTGAGCCAATAAAAGAAACAATAACCGATAAATTATCTCCAGCGTTAACGGGGAAAGAGTGCACAACATCAGAACCAGAAGTGGCAGTTGTTAACGTAGTGGTTGTTAAAGTTGTAGCTACCCCGTTTTTATAAACTGTATAGATCACTCTGTCTGCTCCGGTTCCAGCAGTTTGATTTAAGTAAAGCTTGCTCACTGTTCCGCTTACCGGTACGGTTATTTTCTTTTCCGCTATATTATTGCCTCCATATGGTCCACCAGGAGGTAAATAAGTTGAAGAAGGATTATATGTAATGGAAGACGCTCCAAAAAGAAATACTGTCCCTATTCCAGAAGAGCCAGCAGCTCCAGTCGCCCCAGTGGCACCATTTGCGCCTGCCGCACCTGCACCAGTAGCGCCGGTAGCCCCTATAGTCCCTGCAATACCCGCAATACCCGCAACGCTAAAAGTCCAAGGAGCGGATATGTTTCCATAAGTTCCAGAAGATGAGCTAGTATTATCAACAAATACTGTTAAAGTATTACCGCTAAAAGAAGTAATTACACCTTCCATATAGGTAGGACCAATTGCAGCTCTAACTCTTGTTCCAGCAACAAAAGAAGTTTGAGTGTCTAGTAAATTAGTTGTCCAAGTTCTATAATAAGGCAGTCCACCTGTAGCTAAAGAAATGGCAGTAGGAGAATTCAATCCTCGATAACCTACCCCATCCGATCCAGAAGTTCCTGTTGCCCCAGTTGCCCCTGTGGTGCCTCCGCCAGGTCCGGTAGCTCCGGTAGCGCCAGCTGCTCCGGTTGCCCCTGTAGCCCCCGAAGAAAAGTGAGCTAAGCTCCATTCTCCACTTCTGAAAACTAAAGTATCTCCCTCATTTGGAGTTCTGACTAAATAAGAGAATGGATTGTCGTACAAACCAACAACAGTTTGTAAGGTTGAGCTACCAGAAAGATTGTTTCCTGGGGTAAAATAATTTCCTACCGGTGCAAGATCCCATTGGTTGGATCTAAACACCAAAGTATCTCCATTCATAGGGTGTTCAGCTGTAGGAGAAATTGGTTGATTATAAATTCCGACAACCGTAGGTCTATCGCAGGCGCCTCCCAAATCGTTAGTTAAAGTGATTGCGCCTTTATTGTAACCATCGGCGCAAGGTAAATCGGATGGTTGCCAGAAACTACCATCAAGAGGATCTTCTACGTATCTTAAAAATTGTCCATTAAATGGAATTTGGTCTCTTAATGGAATTAACCGTAATCCAACAACTTTGGCTCCTCCTGAATTTCCTGGAGACAAGTCTTCGGTTAAGGTAATGGCGCCACGAGTAGTACTAGTTGCTAGCGGTATTGGTCTCGATCTCCAAGAACCGCCTTCAAACAATAAAGCGTCGAATTCGCTAGGGCAATCCGGAGCAATTGGTTTGCACTGTATGCCAACTACACAAATACAGTCTGCGGACAAACCAAGATCGCACCCTAATTTAATTACTCCGTAATTATTGGCGCTGGCAATAGGCAAATTGCTATTAGTCCACTCAGATCCGTCCCATTTTAAAAATTGATTTGAAGTTACTGGTTCGTTAAATTTTAGTGAATATCCCTGTAACTTATTTACCTGCAAATAATCGGCAAGTCCACCAATGTCTCCATTGTTCGCCAATCCTGCTATTTTTACTGTTCCAAAAACTTGATCGCTTGCTGGCGGAACTTGAGTGCTTGGAGGGGACGGAGTCCAATAACCGTTATTATCATCCCAAGTTAAAACATTACCATCGCTTGGGGCTGCGTTTAAAATAGAGTAGCCTTGTATTTTGGTAACTCTTGGAGAGTCTGCAGTTGATGCCGGTCCCGCTAAATCGCCCGCTAACTTTAAAATTCCTTTAATGGTCTGAGTAGCATCTGGTATTGTTGGGGGAAAAGCAATATCAGCTATTTTTTCAATAGCTGATTGCAAATTAGAGGCGACATATCCATCAATATTGACCTGGGGCGAAAGGAGTAGACCATCCGCATGATGATTAAAATCGTACCCATCTATGTGCTTTTGAAAATCATAACGATCGGTAGCTAACCGACCTACACCGGGCGTATATTTAAGATTAGTCATAATACCTTATTTAATATGATATTATCACCTAAATTAATATTTCATGAGTATGCCCTAACGCTTCGATAACAACTAGCTTATTAGCCGAAGCATCCCAAACAACCTGATGATTGTGTGCTTGAACAATGCTGCTTAGCTGAGAAAATTTATCTGGGCTTTGTTCATTGGTAACAATTTCGTGTTTATGAGGTCCAATGCCAAAAGCATTGGTAATGGAAGTATTTACCTTTGCTGGCAAAGTAGCTGTATTTCTAAAAGCATTAATTTGATAAGCAATGTCAAATTTACGAATTCTTTGCACTCTCATTCTTTGAGCACTCTCTAGCTGTGTAACAGTTCTGTTTCTATTAACCGATAAAACTTCATATCTGAATTCTTCATTGCCGTCTTGATCAAATCGAATTAAAATATCCCTATCTTTAACAGTGGGGACGGTTAATGTCCAGCATTCGGTAATCAACTCAGATTCTAACCCAGCTTCTTGCATTTTTAAATCTTCATCAGCGGGGCTGAAGCGAACCATAATTCTACCATCGGAGCGACGAGGGTTGAAATATTGTTCGTAGCCCATCACAAATTTAGTCCCCAGGCAGCGAACGCACCTGTCATCAGGGTACTCGCTTGTCGGCAATACACAGCTACAAACAATCCCGGTTCTTTGCCTTTTAATTAAAACAACCGGCTCACCAGTAATGCTAAGCAATATCTCCTGTCTTTGCAAAATTCTTTCTTGCAAAGGAATTCCTCTTAGTACTCTCCCTACCCCATCATAACCATCGGCACAAAACTGCTCTCCGCTCAAATAACTTCCAACGCACTCTCCTGAAATTAACTTAACTGGATCGGTTCTATGCCACCCATCGTAATCATAAGAATTAAAGTCGACATTGTAAGCATCGCTCCCACTCAAATCAGTGGTTAACAAATCTTTAGTGACTTGTTTGTATCCATCTGCAAGAGTAAAGGCATTATGATCCAAATCAAATCTACTTTGACAAGGGTAAATTCTATCAAACGAAGAATATTCTTTTCCGGCAAAGAAAGTTACTGCAGGATTCCAATAACCATATCCATCATATCCGTCTAAATTATGAATTCTTGCTTCGGTATTCCAGTACCCTCTTTGGCTCGCTGAAGTTAATATCAAATTGTTATTTATTCGATCTACTGAAAGATATTGAATTAGTTCAATGCCAATTTTAATTACACCGTAATCTGGAAAGTCAGTGCTATCTATTAAAGGAATTAACAATTGAGAGCTTGTAATATCTTCTCTTAGCAAGGTTTCTGGATAAACTTTTAAATTATTAAAAGAACTGGGTAGCTTGGACAAATCCGTTACAACCGGATTGTACTCTACTGGGCGAACAGAGAAATAATAAAGCTGACCTGGAGTAAGATCACTTATATCGGCGCTCAAGTAACCGTCATAAGAAATAAATTTAACACCTTCAGAAAAAACATTTTCTCGCACAGTGCTGTAATATAAATTATATGCAACGCTGTAACCATCAAAATTAGAGAAAGCTTTAAACCACTTGGTAATGACAGAATAACCATCCCCGTTGGAAATGGTAGCGTCTATCCCGACATCAGTGTTTATCGCATAATAAATCATATTATTATCTCAGAATATCGAAAGATATTGTTAACAATTTAACTTGAACTTTATCTCGACAAACTCTTGGGACATATATATAGGGAGAGTAATTATTCTCTACTATAGGGGTTAGACTTTGCTCATGAGAACATCTTTCTTCTCTTTTCTTTCTTTTTTACTATCTATGTCATGATGGTCTAACAAACCCTCTACGTACTTCTCTGCTTGATTGTCTCCAAATTCTCTAGAAATATATTCTATTTGATTTTGAAAACCCTCTTGTTCATCTGGGTTGTCTAGGTATTCCCCTTCGTCTGCGCCTTTCGTTGGCTTGTTTTTAAAACATTGTTGCAGATAGTGGGAAACTTCATGAATTAAGTACCCGTAATCTTTAAAGAAATCTCCATCCGCCAATAATTTATAATTTAAAGTAATTATTCCGTGCGAAGTAGTGGCGGAAACTTCAATATCTCCAAATCTCATTGGGATTAAATCTAAAAAAGAAATATCAACGCCAAAGTCTTGAAAAACTTTTTTCATAACTTCATCAGTTTTTAAAAACTTTTTAGCTCGATTAATTATATTTAAAAGAGATTTAGGAGACCTCTTTTTTATTTCTTCGATGGTATATTTCTTTTTACCCTGGATCATAGCTTAATGCGAATAAATTAATATAATTTTATGAAAAATACTTATTATGTAGCTTTATCAAAAATTGATGGCAAAGGAGTTTTTGCCGACCAATATTTTGTAACCGGAGATTATATTGGAAAATGTTTAATTTCTATTTTAAAACAAGATAAAAAAGAAGATAAAGAGTATGGTTATAGTGATGTTTCCGAGAGATTAGGAACTTTGGTGCAAAAAAAACTAAATTAGAAAAATATTTAAACCACAGCCCTCAACCCAATGCAGAATTATTTTTTCATCATGGACTGGAGTTACATTTAAAAGCAATTGCTGATATTGCTAAAGATGAAGAAATTACAGTAAATTATGGAGATGCTTTTCCTAAGATAGATCAGTTGCAGATAAAGTTTATTAAATTAATCTAATAAAAATCCTGGATGGATAACTACAGTACATTCTGATTGCTCGGTTCCTCCTTCAGATCCAAGAACAAAAGCTTTATTAGTAGGAACTTCAAATATTTTATCATTATTATCTACTATAGAAGAAAATCCTAAGCCACCACCACCACCACCACCCCAATTTCCAAATCTTGTTTCACAATGACCGGTATCTAAATTAATTATAGCTACATATCCTCTTTTGTAATCATAGATGGATTGATTTTGAGGATTAACCACATTAGATTTAATTAATCTTACAGTTCTTTTTTTATATTTAATATTTTCTTTTAAAGCTTTTTGTAATTTTTTAGATAAACTAGATGTTGCGACTCGGTCGCCCGACCATTTATTAAATTTAGAGTCAGCGGGAGCTTCTTTTAAACTTTCAAAAAAATCATCTTCTGTTTTATCTACTTTTGTTTTATCTACTACAACATCTTCATGGAATTTTTTAAGTACTTCCCAGGCTTCATTTATATCAACGATATTTTGCGATCCGCCTAAATCTGAGCGATCTGGATGAAATTGAAAAGATTTTTTCTTATAAGCTCTTTTTATTTCTTCTAGACTAGCATGAAGAGAGACTTCTAAAATTTGAGCAGCCCTTTCAGGACTCATAGAAGCTAATTTAAAAAATAAATTTATTTTATCAAATAGTTTTTTAGACATGATTTAATATTAAATAATGCCCAATATAGAAAAAATAATTTACAAAAAATAAAAAATAAAAGAAAAAGATAAACAGAAAAGTAAAAAGTATTATCAAAAAAATAAACAAAAAATTCTTAGTCTAGAAAAAGAAAAATATTTAAATAATAAAGAAAAAATACAAGAAAAAAATAAAATTTATTATGTAAATAATAAAGAAAAAGTTTTATTGTCAAGTAAGAAATATTATTTAAATAATAAAAATAAAATTAATAATTATTATAAAAATTATTATAAAAATAAAAGAAAAGTAAATGTTAATTTTAAGATAAAAACAGCAATTTCTGCCAATATAAGTTTTTATTTAAAAAATAATAATTTAAGTAAAAATAAAAAATCTACATTAAAATATTTAAATTATTCCATTGAAGAATAAAAACCAACGAGAATTAAACTTTATCTCTGGCAGATCTATCTCATGATTAAGTGCTGCATTTAAACCTGCATCTATTTCTAGATTACACCTGTTACTTTCTCTTCGGGCAAAGAAAGATATTGCAGAAGGAGAAGAGATTACGGTAGAATATGGAGACGCTTTTGAAAAAATAGATCAGCTGCAAAGAGATCTTGTTGCAAAAATAAAATAATTATGTTGTTGGAATCTTATTTTTACTTATATTTGCCAATTGTTTTTTTACTTCTTCGGCTTGTTGATCTGTCATTTTCGATGGAGCGGCGGGAGATTGTGTGGGGCGAGGAGCTGCCACAGCTCCTCCCGGTAAGCTGGCAACCAATCTTTGTAAATTTTCAATTGGACCCATCCTAACGTCCTTGCTAACATATTCTTCGCCCATAGAAGATAGCACCAGCGGTACTTTGATATTTTGCTTGTTTCCTTTTAGGACATTAATAAACGCATTTATCTTATAATTTAAGGAAGTTTTATTAATTAGCGAAGCATTAGATGCTTCCAATATATCTTCAATATAACCTTTAATTATATTGGGTAATTTTGAAGGAGGAACATTGGCTTTTTGAGAAATCACTTGCCCGCAATAGTAAGAAGAATATCCAGATAATTGCTGAGCTGCTTGTTTGATTTGCTCAACGAGCGGTGAAGGTTGGCTACTTTGAGCTAATTTAATTTCAAATCTATTGGCTAATTTAATTGCTTTGCTAATATTCATGACTATATTCAATTTTATGAGCATATTAAAAACTTGTAATAAATGTAAGAAAGAAAAAAATTGCAATAATTTCAACTTTTCTCAATTCAAAAATAAATTCGGTAGATACAAAGAGTGCATCTCTCACTACAATAAAAAATATAGAGAAGATAATTTAGATAAAATTAAAGAATCGGACAGAAAAAGCTCTATGGCTTATTACTCTAAAAATAAAAAAGAAATTTTAGATAAATACAATAAAAAGCACTACAACGGGACGAGACAAAGATTTGCCAGATCTAAACAATTTAGCATTAAAAATTATAATAAAGAATATCAAAAAAATAAAAGAAAAAATAACATTCAGTTTAAATTAAAAACAAACATATCAGCAAATATTAATTTTTATTTAAAAGTTAACGGTAAAAGCAAAAATAAAAAATCAACATTAAAACATTTACCATACAAGGTAGACGAGTTAAAGATTCATTTAGAATCTCTATTTCAGCCTTGGATGAACTGGAATAATTATGGCAAATACAATCCGAAAACTTGGGATGACGGCGACTCTGCCACTTGGACTTGGCAAATAGATCATGTCATCCCTCACTCCACTTTTAATTATTCTTCCATGGAAGATGCGGACTTTAAGAGATGCTGGTCGTTAAGTAACCTAAGACCCTACTCATCCAGAGATAATTTTATGGACGGAGTGAGGCGGGTTAGGCATCTTAAATAACGCTGAGGTCAAAGTATTTTTCGTTCTTTAAGATGCCTAAGCCTTCGTACCGCAGGGTTGAAACCACTGCTCATGCTCCAGACACCTAAGCCCTTTGGTTGAGGTCTTAGGCTATTTTTTATATATTTAAGTTTATCCCAATAATTGGTTAGCAGAGTTCCATATTGACTGTTCAACAAATCGCTGACGCCAGGCAACTGGAATGAAATCCCGTTATCGGTGACGTTAATCTCGTTTCCTTTCTCGATTAACGCACGGCTCGCTAATGCATATAAAGTTGCCCCTTCGACCAATATTTCTCCAAATTGATCTATGAACATATCGTCATCAAATTGAAAATAGGTAAAATAGGGAACTTGATTGAAGTCCCAGAGGGCTCCTGCTAACATGGTAACTAACTGGTCTACGGAAAAGATGTCGCAAGTAACGTAAACTGTATTTCCATATTTATCTGTGGTCTTGACTTTCCCCGAGCTATTTAATCTTCTTTTTAACAATCTAAGTAGTTTGTTAATATTTTTAATGGCTATCTGAGAATAATCAAATTCGGGCGTATCACCCAAATGAGCATATCCATCGCTATTTATTGCAGGGACATCCGTAGCACTAACGATAAAAGAAAAATTAGTCTCTACTCTAAAGCCATTAACAAAACCCACCCAAATATCGGAATAAACACCCAAGGGTCCATTGTAACCTACCGTATAAACAAAAGAATACTTTCCCGTGTCCACTTTAGCCACACCAGCAGAAGTGGGTCCAAAAGACACTAATCCTGTCGGATCTACTACCGTGATAGTGGGAAAAATATCCGTATCAATAGGGTTTCCTTGTGCGTCCTTAAATTGGACGGTTAAGTTAACTTGATCGTTTAAGTCAAGCATTTCCCCACGGGCTTTGATAGTTGCCATGGATAAATTCCTCTTTATTGATATATGTTTTTTTATGCCTGCAAAAATAAGTGAAGATGTTTCTAAACAAATATGCAATTTATATTTATCCGGAGAAAAGGGAACTAATCTTAAAAAAATATTTAATTTAAATATTAAAACTATTTACAGTATTTTGTTTAGGAACGGAATTCAAATTAGGTCGCCGGAAGATTCTAAAAGAAAATTTAATTTTGATCAAAATTATTTTGATCAAATTGATTGTCCCAGAAAAGCTTATTGGCTTGGCTTCATAGCCGGTGACGGCGGGATCGTAAGAAATTGTTTAAGATTTAACCTATCTAAACAAGATATTAATATTTTAAAACAGTTTAAAAAAGATTTAAAATCAGATCATAAAATAGAGCAATATTGCAATAATATTGTTAGTTTCACTTTAACTTCTAAAAAATTAAAAGAATCCTTAGCGCAATGGGAAATTTATCCCTCTAAATCTAAAATATTATCTCTTTGTTCAAAAATTCCAGATCAATTTATTAATTATTATTTATTAGGGATTTTTGATGCAGATGGTTGCTTTAGCGTAGATAAGCGGCGAGGAATTAGATATTGCATGATCGGCTCCACTATATCTATGTTGCAAATTCAAGAAATTTTAATTAAAAAATGTGGAGTAAATAGAGTAAAGCTTCACTCGCACCCAAGCGAAGGAATATCTCAACTTCATTATTCTGGAAATCGTCAAGTTAAAAAAATTGTAGATTTTTTATATAAAAATCTAGATGTTTGCTTAGATAGAAAATTTAAAATCGCTTCTGATTTTTATTCTTTAGATCCCTTAAAAAATTACACTGCGCTATAAATTCCATACGGAGCACTTACCACTAATTGATAAATAATTTCTTGCACGGCAAGAGTAAAAGGATCGATATAGGTGACGTCAACTAAGTACGAACCTACTGCAGAAGCTCCGGTGGGAATAGTAAAGTAGGAAACATACAGTCCTGTAGCTACTTGAACCATCGGGCCAGTGTAACCATCTATTAACTCTAAGGCAGGATTCCAGATATTAGCTACTCTCGGAAGCTCCGAACAATCCATGCGATAACCGTCTGGACCAGTCGTCTCTAATACGATAGAGGCTTTTTGTCCCGGAGTGTATTGTAAAATGTTCATGTCTACCAAGCCTCGATACGAACAGAAATGCTAGGTCCGCCAGACTTGACTCTTAACCAAATCATGGATACAGTTCTGTTATCAAAAATTATTCCTTTGGTAAGATCAGCAGAGTTTAACTCTGTATGAACCGTGTTGCCATTAAAAGAAACCTCAACTACTCCCGATCCTTCATTTAAAAATAAAATACCGTTGGTAGAGAAAGTAATGATGGCGCTGGGATAATCTGAAAAAGTTGCGCTACTAACGTCAATTCTTTGAAAGAAATTAAAATCTTTTCCCTGAGTTTTTTTACCAATTTCATAGAAAGCCATGGTTCACCTATTTTAATGCAATTTTATTCCTCTAAAGGTAGGATATATAGATATTATGAGTAAATACGCCGAAGTTGTTTCCATTAATGGTCAAAAAATTGACAAAAAGTATGTAGCTTCCTTAGATAAGCAAGGTCGAGAGAATTTGGTTGAGCCCCTGTTTAATCATTTTAGGAATCAGGGATGGTTGTATCCAGATGAAGAAGGTAAAATTAAAAGTGAATATCAGAAATTAGTAGATCATGTCCCTGATCTTTCTTCTGACGTTTTATTTAATAATTCCTCTCTTGCCACTAATATTTGTAAATTTTTCTGTCATAAATTTTATCATGCTACGGAAAAAGGCAAGAGAAACATGATTGAGGTTTTTAATGACGATCAATCATTAAAAAAATTAATTAGAAATAGATTGGGTATGGATTGGTACGATCCCGCTAATAACCCTCAGGGAGTAGAGGAAACTTTTCATATCTCATTTCGAATGATGGTTCAAGGGCTCAGAAGCAGTAGACTAGTTCCTTCTATTTCTGTTTTTAAGCCCGATGTTGCTAAATACATGTACACTAAATATTCTCAACCAGAAGACACTGTATTTGATTACAGCGCTGGGTGGGGCGCTCGAATGCTGGGAGCCGCTTCTTGCAATCGAAAGTATATAGGAGTGGATCCCTGGACCATCGATGAGCTAGAGACAATGAAAAATTATCTAGATCTAAAAGAGGTAACTCTTATTCAAGATGGATCGGAGAATGTTAGCTTAGGAGAAAATACGATTGATTTTTCTTTTTCTAGCCCTCCCTATGTTACTGATAAATCTTTTATTAAAGAGTTTTATTGTCAAGACGATAATCAAGCTTATAGTCAAGGCATCGATTCTTTTTATAACAATTATTGGAAGAATACTTTGCTCAATGTAAAAGCTATGCTCAAGCCCGGAAAATGGTTTGGCTTAAATGTTACTAGAGACTGCAGTAAAATGGTAGAGATGGCGAAAGCTGTTTTTGGAGAGCCAGTAGAAGAAGTTAGTTTAAGACTTGTTAAGTCGCATCTTAACAAGAAAGGCAAAGAAGATGCCACTAAGTATGAGCCTATTTTTATGTTTAAAAATATTAAATAATTATGTTTATTAACTCTTATTCCTGGAAGTGTTTGTTAGGTGCTCAAGCCAAAGAAATTAAAGAATATGACGGAATCTACGCCTGGAAAGTGGGAAAGAGAAATCATTTGGTTGCTGATAGAAAATTAACCGAAGCAGATCTTGCCACTCTAAAAGAACACACTCCATGTAATTTTAATTACATGAGCAAAGATAACGTTGCTTTCTTAAAAAAATATTGCAAAATCACTACCTCTGCAGATCGATCAGTGGTTGTAGATTTAGAGAATTTTTCTTTAGACGGCGGAGAATTTAAAAAAACCAGACAATCATTTAATAAATGTAAGAAAAATAATCTTACCGTAGAAAGTAATTTTAGAAAACTAAAAGATGTCGAAGATATGGTTGAGGAATGGTCCAATGACTATACCGACAAATATTTTAGAGATTTCTCAGGTAAAAATTATTATTTCTATAAAAATAATTTTCATCAAGATTGTATTAATGTCTTTATTTATCACCAAGATGCCCTAGTAGCTTTTAGCACTCTGTCCCCTAATCAAAATGGGAACTCTGTGTATATTATTGGTAAAGCCTTGTATAAAAGATTTGCGGGAATATCAGAGTATGCTGATATCGTTGCTTATCAACAAGCAATTGCTTCTGGAGTAAAAAAAATAGATATGGGACAAGCTCCCAAGAATCTTCTTAAATATAAAATGAAATATCCTGGAGCCTCAATAGAAGTAAGTTATGATGGAAAAATTTTAGAAGTTATTTAGTTATTTACCGTAATGCTCTTCAGCGTGGCAATTAGGGCATAATAATTCTAAGTTATCTAAATCGTCAGATCCTCCATCTTTGCGCCTTATCTTATGATGGATATTTAATATTTTTTGATTAGAGTAAGAGCATCTTTCGCAGAATTCTCCACGAAGAGCCACTAATCTAGATTTTAAAAATCTTTGAGTGGTAACTTTATCTTTTCTAGGACCAGTTTTATATTTGCTGCCTATTTTTAATTTGTTAGCGCAAGCTTTGCTGCAATGTTTTTTATTTAACCCGCTTTTGAATTTAGAATTGCACACGGGGCAAGATTTCCAAATAATAGAAGCTTGAACATAGCATTGTTGAGAGCAGTAAACTTTACCCTTTTTAAGTTGAAAAGGTCGTCGATAAATTGCCTTGCTGCATATTATGCAATTACAATTTGTTTTTCTGCTATATTTTTTCATGAATAAATTGGCGGAATTGGGCGGATTCGAACCGCCGGTACGGTTTCCCGTACACTGCATTTCCAATGCAGCTCCTTAAGCCACTCGGACACAATTCCAAACAATAATATAACATATCATTAGATGTTTGATGATATTTTTTTAAAAAATCTTTCTTCAGAAGAAGCGGAGCAATTCATGGAAGATTTATGGGAGTGCGGAATTCCTCCTGTTTCTTTTGAGGAGTGGAAAGCTTTCTATCATAAATGGAAAGATAGGGTAGAGCTTCCTGATCTTAATTTAGAAAATTACAATTTATTTAAAAAATAACCGGCTTGATATATTGAGTCCTGGACTTAAACTATCTTAGTCCAACTTAAAACAAAAGGAAATTTTATGCGTAAAGTATTTTTTGTAACGATCGCCACAGCCTCGCTACTCTCAGTTGCCTGCGGAGATTCAACAGATTCAAAATCAACAACAACTTCATCTAGCGCTACCTCTTCATCGGTGGCTTCTAGCTCCGGTGCTGGCGGCGCCGCATCAACCAGCTCATCGGATGCCTCTGCTTCGAGCGCTACGGGTACAGGCGGAGCTTCGAGCGTTGCTACAGGTGCCGGAGGCGCAGGAGGCGCCGGATCGGGCGGAGGAGCATCTTCTTCATCGGTTGCCGTTTCGTCATCATCTGGTATGTGACAATTAACTAAAATATTGTTGTATAAAAACCCTCCGAGATATTTTCCGGAGGGTTTTTTATATTATAATTTAAAATTAATAATTTGATATGTAATGATGGCTCCCATCAAAAAGCTAATCGAAGGAATTGATTTCGTTTGCGTGGATGGGAAATTGATATGGACCGAAAAATTCTTGCTGGAGAGAGGGTTTTGCTGTAATGGAAGATGCCCTAATTGTCCGTATAAAATAAAAAATAATCTATCAATAAAAAAAAATCATAATTATGAAAAATAATATTTGTTACTTAACAGATTTTTTTTATAAGAAAGCCTCCGAAAAAATTGACACAGATTTATCTTTTGAAGCGGAGGAAATCTATCCACTCTTAAATAAGATGGGGTGTAAATCTATTTCAGATGCAGAAAAATATTTAAAAAATAAAATTATTCCCCTAATCAAAGAAATAGATTATATCTATCTTTTACCTAAAAAAAATCCATCCGGAGCATTAATTGGATCAATGGGTAGCTTACACTTGCTCACAGATGCAAGAGTTTCAGATTCTTCTCGGGAAGATTTAATTGGCTCTGGTGATGGAGTAAAGAATTTAATTCTTTATAGTTTTAACAAAGATATTTCGGAAAAAGAAATTGAGGATTACTTTAAAACGGTTCCAATAAACGAATCTCCAACAGTGGCGCATTACTATTGGGTCGGGGAAGCATTGTCTCTTCTGTTAAATTTAAATCTAAAAGATGAAAATTTTGGAAATTGCTTTGAACAATTTGTTATTAAAAATAAATCTAAATTAGATGAATTGAATCAATTTAAAACTATTTCAGAGCCTAATTTTTTGGGACAAGGGGCTCAAGGAGTTGTTTTTTTATTAGACCCTGGTAAAAAAGGAGAGTCGACAGCTAAAGTAGTTAAAATTTACACAAATAATGATTTGCACGAGTCAAATAAAAAAAGCTTTAATGATTTGTATCAAAATCCCAGTTTGTCCGGTACAGAGATGAGGTTTTATGACCTTGGTAAGTTGGGTGATTTTTATTTTGATAACTATTCATTGCCCATTTATTATACAGTAATGGATTTAGTTGAGCCGGTTTTTGATAAAGCTGAAGATTATTCAGAAAAATCTGATATTGAAAGAAAAATAAATAAGGTAACTGACTGTATTCATTCTGCCATGTTGGATTGTACAGGAGAATCTCGAAAACAATTAATTAAATTAACAAAATTAACAGAAGCAGAAAAAAACTCCTTGTTTAAAAAAATTAATAATTTAGTCTCTGAATATTTAAACTCTTCAATAAAAAATTATATAAAAGATTCTTTTAAATTAAGAGATAATTGGTTAGAGAAATTTACAGAAGAGTACGTCTTTAAGTGGATGACTGGTCGACGAGATTTAGCTTGTAGAAATCTAGGAGTTAATTCTAATGGCTATTTAGTATATTATGATCCCTACTACCCATCGTATGATGTTGGGGGTATAAGAAATAAAGATTCGACTTTAAATATAAATAATATTAATAAGTTAGCTAATCGTTTTTATAGATTAGCATCTGAAAATAAATTTGCTTGGGTAGAGGATGCTGAAGTTCCTCCTGAGCCTGGATCTACCCCTATTCCTGGCGGGCATGTAAGGTTTTACCACTATACAGGGGTAAATGAACCAAGCGCTTTAGGAGGACATCAGGCGGCAGAGTCTAAATATATTTTATAGAAAATATATAATTTTATATTAAAATCTAGTAATATAGTTATATATAAATGTATGAAATTATCTCAATGGGCAAAGAAAAGCGGATTAAGCTATCAAACAGCTTTTAATCTTTTTAAGAAAGGACAGCTTCCGGGTAAAGTTACTCAGTTGGCTTCCGGTACTATTCTAATCGAAGATAGCCCCATTGCAAATCGACAAGATGACTTAAAAACATATATTTATTGCAGAGTCTCCTCTGCCAATAAGAAAGAAGATCTAAATCGTCAAGTAGATAGGTGCTTACAATTCTGTAATGCTAATGGCTGGGAAGTAGTAAAGGTTTATAAAGAAATTGCTTCTGGTATGAACGATAACAGAAAGCAATTAAACTTGCTTCTAGATGCAACTCCTAAAAGAATTGTGGTAGAACATAAGGATAGATTAACTAGATTTGGTTTTAATTATTTATCTAGATTGCTTAATATTTTAAATTATCAGCTGGTCGTAATCAACAGAGATCAAGAAGATGAAGCGGATCTTATTAAAGACCTTGTTGCAATTATAACTTCTTTCTGCTGTAGATTGTATGGACTAAGAAGAGGCAGTAAGAAAGTTAAAGCAATCAAAGCAACATTAGAGGAGAATAATGATTAGATCAACTAAACATTATCTCAATAGTTGCAACTCTGGCAAAAAGAAAATTTTATCAAATTTTCTTAAAGATTATCGTCATGCAGTTCAATCTTACATTGATTATATCTGGGATAACCAATTTACTAATCAGCATGGAGAAATTTGTTGGGATATAAATAGTGATAAATTATATCTTCCGACGTATTTAAATTATAAAATAATATCTCATGAAAGACTGTCTGCTAGAGCTTTATCTGCGGCTTTAGAACAAGCTATCGGAATAGTTAAAGGTAGAACAGCTATCAGAAATAAAACTTTATACATAATAAAGAAAAGGTTAGAACAGAGCCAAACAATAGATTATTGGCATAAAAAGCTAGAAAAAAACAAGCTAACTAAACCAATGGTTGGTGATAAGCTTCAAGCGGAATTATCTCAAAAGCAAATTGAATTTAGAGGTCAGTCTGATCACTTTGATATATTTGTTAAGCTTTATAGCACAGGATATGAAGTTATCAAATTACCAGTTTCTTATACTAGATGTGATAAGAAATGGATTAATGCAAAAGGTAAGAGATTGGCTGGAGTGTTATTAACAGACAATTGTATTCAGCTAAGATATGAAGTTCCAGAGCCCGTTAAACAGACTGGCAAGACAGTAGGAGCAGATACTGGTTATAAAACCGTTCTTACCTTATCTAGCGGTCAGACAACACCAAAAACAGATACTCATGAGCATTCATTAGAGTCTATCTGTGCCACTTTAGCTAGAAAGAAAAAAGGATCTAAGGCTTTTAAGAAAGCTCAGGATCACAGACTTAACTTTGTTAACTGGTCAATTAACCAATTAAATTGGAATGATATTGGTCAGGTTAACTTAGAGCATATTTATGATATGAAACGTGGGAAAAGAACCAGTAGAAAAATGTCCGCTTGGTGCAACCCGCTAATTCATAATAAGATTATTAGAAATTTAGAGGAAGTTGGGGTCCAACTGAATCTACAATCCAGCCCATATCGTTCAAGGAGATGTTCTGGATGCGGCATAGTACGAGAAAAGAACCGCAAAGGTAAGCTCTATAAATGCAATAAGTGTAATCTAGAAATAGATGCAGATTTAAATGCAGCACTTAATCATGAGATAGATCTGCCAGAGATAAAGTTTAATTCTCGTTGGTTTTTATCAGAGCTATCTTGTTTCTATTGGAAACTGGATGGTTTATATGATGAAGCTGGGCGGGAGCTTAGAGTCCCTGCCACAAACAAAAGCTAAATATATTTTTATATATTTATGTTAACTCTTTGAAAAAAGATGGCATTTTAATGAGAGAGGCTAAAGGTAATACTTACGGAGAGCCTAATTTAGTTTGGGCTTCTGCTGAGAAACCAGGAAACTTTAAAGTATTTGCGGAATTCTCTGTTTCAATGGATGATGAACGATGGAGATTGGGAAATCCAGACAAAGTTCCAGAAGAGTACAGCAAATTTACACTTAGCCCAGGCAATCATTATAACATCTCTCCGGAAGAATATCATCGAAGAGGATCTAATGTTGGATTTACTGGCTCTATTCTTCCCGAAGAGATTTTAGCTGTGCATGAGCCATGGCATCATAAATATAGATATATTTTAAAAAACCCAGAATTAATTGAAGAGATTTTGGCGGGCGAGCATGATTTTCTTTTAGATAATCAAGAATATGGTCCCGCTATTCAAAAAATAAAATATGAATATAAAAAATAATTTTATATTAAAGAGCTTATGCCTTTTGACATCCCATGAACATCCGAAGGATTAAATCCAACAGTAATATGAAAATCTTTTGGATCTAAACCAAATTCTTTTCTTATATTGTTTCCAGCATCCCAAGAAATTACCATAAAATAAGCCTCTGAATTATCTTTAGAAGCTTTTCCTAAGCCTTTATTTTCTAAATTTGAATCAAAATTTTGTTTAGCTTTGTGCAAGATGTCTTTTTTTATAGCAGATTCTATTTCTTTTGTTGTTCCATTATATTTATTTTCTTCTTTATTTCTTTCTTTAATTTCTTTTACAATCGTACTTAGTTCTTTAGAATTAATAACTGTCATATGAGCTTCTTCGCCATCTCTAGCTACTCTATTTGCAATTAAAAGATTATATGCAGTTTCATCATTTAATTTTTCTTTTAAAGCAATCTCTCCTTCTTTTTGGATTTCATTTAATTTATTAGAAACAACTTCCATCGCTCCTTTTTCAATTTTAATGTCACTGTTAAGATCTAAATCGATCCCCATTTGAGCATATTTAAATTTAATTTCAAATTTATTAGCTAATTTAATTATTTTTTTAAAATTATTAGTCATAATATTTTATATTAAAATAATAGTTAAAAAATATAATAATTAAGCATTATATGTAATATTTCTTTAAAAAGAAGAAAAATATGTCATTAAAATCAATTATTAAAGTAGCAAACTATTATAATTTTAAATATGGATTTGATAAAGTAGCGGGCTCAATATTACGAGATAAGTTTAAAGAATTTGAAAAATATCTAGAGGATCAAATTGAATCTGTTAATTTAAAGTATGATGTTTTTCCAAATTATATAGAAGGCATAAAAAATATATTTGAAGGATTTGGATTATCTGATGTGGATATGAATATTTTAAAAAATAAAGCTAATGCAACCGCATCAGATAAAACTTCTAAATTTCATGGTTCTGATCCATATAGCGTATACCGCCTTAATGAAAGAAAAAAAGCAGATGAAGATTATCGAAACTTAAAAAGAAAATTGCTTGGAAAAATAGATATCGAAGAGTCTCCGCTAGAAGATAGAGTTAAAAGATATAAAATTGAAAGACTTGAATTTGAGAAAAGAAAATTGCTTAATTCAATGGAAGAGTCTGGAGATTTTACAGACTATAATAAGATCGCAGAAATAGAAGACAAAATAAGAGAACTTAAAAATTTGCCGTCAATAAGTGACAAAAATGAGTTTACGCCTTTAGATGAATTTATTTTTTAAAAAAAATCTGTTGATTGAATAAATATTTTACAGCTATCTTATTTATTGTTTTTGAACATATAAATCTTTTCGGATTTTACTTTATTTCCATTAAAGTGATAGCGCATGCTGACTAGATTTATTTCTTCTACAATCTCTCCAAAGTATTCTTTGGCGATTTCTACCATTTTATAATACTTGGCGGACACATTAACTCCAAAATATTTTCCAGGTTTTAACATCCATTTAATATTTTCTAAAGTATCTCGCCAATATTTATTATAAAAATAATTAATTCCCTTATTGTATGATTGAGATAAAGAATCAGAATAAATCTCCAAATCATAATATGGAGGACTGCTCCAATATAAATCTACACTATTTTCTTCTCCTCGATAATATTCAGATCCTATTTGAATTACTTCACAATCTTTAAAATTAAAATAATTTATCATGTTTTGCAACTCTACGGCGGTCAGTGGGTCGGTTCCAATGTATTTTCTACCACAAGACATCGCTCCTAGTAACCTGCCTCCAAATCCACTAGAATAATCTCCAACTACATCTCCGGGATTAGAATATTTTAAGCATATATACTTGGCAATAGCTGGTTTAAATAAACTAATGTAACCAGATAATCTCATGTCACGAACTTCATCTATCATTGTCATTGGACTGAAATTATAGCTTCCTCTTCCATCTAATAGTTTATTTGATACTACTTTTGTTATTTTTTCTTTGCCTCCATAAGCTTCAAATATACTACACTCCTCCCTTGTTTTTGAATGAAAAAAGCTATGACAAAAATATCGGCAAATGGAATTGCCCAATCTATGTTGATTGTTTAATTGAACTGTGGTTAAATCAACCTGACACTCAACCAAATCATTATATTGCTCTAGTAAATTATCATCATCTGGATAAATAAAACCAAGATCCATTAACTTATTAACAATAGGCTCTAATAACTCTTTTCTATTATTCTCTGGCATGGTTTTAAGCGCAGCAGTATTCATCAATTGCCCGCCAACCTCAATTGGTTTTCTATAGTTATTTTTTTCTATCGTTCTATGAGATTCATGCATTGTTCTTTTTATTTCTTGATATTTTAAATAATTATGATCCAAGCACACAATGCAAGAATGATAGAGCAATCCAAGAATTTTATTAATTTTTAAATTGCCATTGGCATAAATAGAATTTGTTTTACTCCATGGATCAAAGTCTAATTTTAAATCCTCTTGAGCAAAAAAATCAATAATTTGATTTAGCAGTTCGTTTTTTCCAGAAATGTGTAATTTCCATTGACCATTCTTTTTTTGAGTTAAGCACCCCTTGCCGTCAAAATAACCTAAAATAAAATAAGATTGATATGTTGAATTAATTTGGGCAAGATTGAAATTTTTGTCTTTCTTTTTACCAAATCCTAGATTAATTAATTTTTCAACAATATGTTTATTTCCTATGCTAATTACAGAATAAGCATCGTCTTTAATGCTTTTAATAATTCTTTTATCCGCCCCCATAAACAGAGAAAATTTCTCTAAATGATTTCTTTTATTGGTAGGAACAGTGACAGTAATGGAGTTATTTTTATCTGATAGATGTGCATCGGAGTACAAGAACCCTAACCAATAAGCTTTTTCTTTTTGATCAATTTGATCAAAGATATTTTCATTAATTAGATGCTTTCTGTTGGATTCTGATTTAGATCTTGCTAATCCAGCTTCTTTTGCCCATTTAATTATTCTTCTTTTGTCAATACTAAATTTAAAACCTAGGTTTTTGGCAGATGCGCCATTGGAATATAATATAATTATTTCTGGTATTAAATTTTCGGAGAAAGTAACCTTATTAAGATTAAAATTATTGTTATTAATAATTTCTTTTACTTGATTAACTGGAATGTTTAATTTTTCTGAAATTGCAGAAAAAGAAAGCCCATCGGAGGTCATTAATCCTATTGATTCAATAATTAAATTATTTATCATTTTTCATTTCTTTATAGAGTTTAAATTTCAATACTTCTTGATATTTTTCATATTTTCTATCCATATAGAAATTTTGACAATCATTGTAAATATAATTTAAAAACTTGACACAATCATTAATATTGCTGATGGTAATGTCTACCACTTCAGAGCGAGTGTACTTACTAACCGAGGATTTAATATCTAAACTGTTAAGTAAAAATTGCTGTAAACCATTTCCAAAATTTACATTGCAAGTAAAAATTACTCTGCACCTATTTTTTGCTACTGAAATACATCCATCTCCATCTAAATATCCTCTTAAAAAATGAGACATATATGGGAAATCTGGAAAAGTAATTTTAAATGTTTTATTGGGCATGCAACCTAATTTAATAAGGTCATCTTTCATGCGCTGACTATTAACTCCAAATCTACATATTTCATGTCCAGTGTCTGGCTTAATTCTGTTAGTTATTTTTTCAAAACCAAAAACTTGGTGAGAAAATAAGCATAGTACTTTTCTATCTTTATTTAAAATTTCAATTTTTATATATTTTCTATTTTTACTGACATTGCCATCGCTGAACATTAATCCTAAAAAATAAGATTTTTGCGCAGCGTCAATTTTTGAAAAATAATCAAATGTATGATTTGGATATTTTAACTTATTTTCTGTTGCCGGTCGAATACTTATCTTATTTCTTTTTAATATTCTGCATACGGTTGATCCGTTGATGCCAAGATCTTTGGCAATCTTCTCTGAGGACTCTCCATCGGAATATCTTTCAATAATTACTTTAATCTGCTCAGGAGAGGTTTTAACGCATCGATTCTTCTCTATCCCATGATTCTTTAAAATTCTGTTAACACTCTCGGGAAAGATGCCGCAACGCTCTGCAATTTGGTTGGTGGGAGTTCCGGCTTGGTAAAGATTGATAATTTGATCAATGTTGGATTTCGCTATTTTTTTCATAGTTACCCCTCGCCACATATATAACAACTTATTACCATAATTACAATACATGGGTTCAATTATTATCTATTATTTTATTTGGGGTCAATTACAAATAAAAGAAGGGCTGCGGAAAACCGCAGCCCTTCTAGCTAATTTAAGCTATGAAAATATAGTATTTTCAGCCTAAATCTCAGCCAACAACGACTGATTTACGACCCGCAGAAACGCCGCGAGGATTGACAATACCGATACCTATGATTTCGGAAACAACCCAACCAAGCTTAAGTTGCTTGGGCTCGTCAGCTGGGAGTACCTCTATGTCTTGGCGTACGGGCATAACGCCTACGAATTCGGGATCTGCACAACCATATACGGTGCCAGGTGGTACGATCTTCGATACCATGATGTCCGAGCCCCAGATGTGAGCATAGAGACCGGTTTGAAGAACTTCGCGCATGGTGACGGGATCAACTTCGCCGCCCGAACCAGCCGCTTGACCGCCGCCGCTGCCCCACTTGAGGATGTCGGTGAATTCATTGATGTTCATGAAGAACTTGGTGGTGACTAGGTCCCAGCGATCAATTTGAGCCTTCAATTCAACGAGGTCTCTCTTGAGAAGACCCGCGTCCGCGATGTCTTGGAGAGTGTTTTCGACGGAAGCCGCAGAATCAAGAGCGGCGAAGACGTTGGCATCTTCTTGCGCCATGATTTCTTGGCGAGCCTTTTGAACCGCACGGTCGATGACGTTGAAGCGGCTGCGCTTGACTTCGGCAATACGAACGGTGGGGTTGGCGAAGATTTCGAATTCAGGAACAACAACACGGTCACCGAAGACGCGTGATTCTGGACCTGTGCCGTTTGAAGAAATAACAACGGCGGCGACGTCGATATCGCGATCGTAGACGGGCATGGCGCCTTGGGGAAGGGGATCGACTACGAGGGCGCGGCGAGCGATACCATGATAATCTAAGTTGCGGCGGATGGGGTTCGCCATCGCTTGAGCAAGAGCGATTTTGCCTTCTTGAGTCATGATGGCTCTAGAAACCAATTCGTCGCGCTTATCATCGGAAAGCGAAGGTTGACCCGCAAGACCTGTGTTTGAGGGTTGGTTATCTTCTAAAATAGACGCGTATTTAGCGATTGTGGTGAGAGCTTCCTTAACGGAAGAGGCGTTGATTTCGCCTTTGTTGTTAAACATGTTCATAATTCTCCTAGGAATTGTTTCTTTTACCAGTTTTTTAAACTAGTATTTTATTGAGCAGAGGAATTCCACTCAAATAAATATCCCTATATTCCTAGAATTATTGATAAAATGCTGATATCTAGTTATTTTATTATCTTGTACAATTTGGCATAACTAATAATATTATGTTATATATCATGATATGAAAAAAATAAGTTTAATTGGAAAGAAGTTTCACCACTTGACAGTCGTTGATTCGGCGCCTGGGATTCCATCCAAATCAAGAGGATCGGACACTGCTTGGAAATGTCTCTGCGCTTGCGGCAAGATTCTCACTTTAAGAACTTCAACATTGACTTCGGGGAGTCAAAAATCATGTGGCTGCGTCGTGCATCAACATGGTAAATTAATAAATCCAGGAGATAAATTCAATCAACTAACCGCAGTATCATATCAAGATGGAAAATGGATATGCTTATGCGAATGCGGCAAAAGTACAAAGCCTATTTTAACTTCTGTTTTATTTTCCGGAAAAAGAAAATCTTGTGGATGCACTAAAGGAGATGTAATTAGAAAAAACCAAAAATTATCACTACGGGTAAATACTAAATACGAACCAAGAATTGCCTCTGCTCGAAGAAGATGGAAAAGTTATCTTTATCAAGATAAACAATGTGATCTAACATTTGAACAATGGATGGAAATTTCCCAAAGAAACTGTTATTATTGCGGAGTGGAACCCGACAATCAATATAATTATTTTTCTAAGAAAAAAGACGCTTCGGAAAATGGAAAACTAAATGGAAATTTTCGGTATAACGGATTAGATAGGGTCAGCAGCGACGGATATCATACATTAAATAATGTGGTTGCCTGCTGTTATGTTTGCAATCGAGCTAAAAGCAACAGATCGCCACAAGATTTTTATCAATACATAGAAGATCTGAAAAAAGAAATAAATGTAATCACGATACAAACGAATCAATTGCCATCGGGTCATATTTTAACTTCTATTAAAGATGCCTATCGACATTATAAAAAAAACTTTGGAGAGATGGGAATAACCCTGGAAGAATTTTATGCTTATTCTCAATTGCCCTGCACTTATTGCGGCAAAGAAAAAGTAAATTGCTTAAATACTTATTTGAACGATAAAAAATCCTCTCAAAAAGCAAAGAGCGAAGCTTATTTTTACTATAATGGAATTGATCGAGTTGATAGCGAAATGGAACATACTAAAGATAACGTAGTGACTTGCTGCAAATACTGCAACTTTGGCAAAGGCAAACTACCCCTACATCAATGGCAAGAATGGATTGATCGAATCAAGAAATTCCAATCCGGTTTGTCATAGCTACATGTCACAGCTTGTCACCGCTCTTTAAAAAACAAGACAATTGACTGTAAACATTTGCCATTTTAATTATCTTTCTTAATTTATTTTGAGCCACTTTATTCATTTCAATGGAAGAAGGATTAAATTCTGGACGTAATAAGTCCAAATAATCTTCTTCATTAAAATCACTATAAGGCTCGTCTACATCAAAAGATCTCGGATCTTCTTCCATTTCTCCTGATCCAAAGCTAGAGCTTGATAATTTATTATATTCTTTACCGCAAATAAAATATTTTATATTCCAATCTTGCTTTAATTTTTGAGCTAAATTAGCATAAAGATTATCTAAATTTAAATTATATTTTTTGATTAAAGAAAAATTAGCTTCAACATTATCTAAAATATACCCATTATCTTGAGGGACATAATGAAAATAACTTTGAGCAATAATTTGATTTTTATTTTTTAAGGTCAGCACTCCGGCTAACGGGTTAATAAAACTATCGATCATTGCCTGTTCGCCCGCTCCGCCAGGAGCTTGGCAACATTGAGTCGCGGCTCCAACTGTAAAGTGTTCAACGCTTTTATCAGGCAAAACTTCAAATCGTAAACCATTTTCTAAATTATAATTTAAATTAAATAATTTAGAGTCCTTTAGTTTTGCTTTTTCAATATTTTCAGAAATTAATTTTTTTGTTAAAATTATATTAATAATATTATCTACTTGATAAATTTTTTCTTTAAAAGAAAATGGAATCGGAGCTGAACGAGCCACTATTTCTCTAATTTCCATTAAATTATGTCTAAATTGATCAAAATTAATATTGTAATGAACCAATAATGATTTTATTTTATTTTGATGTTCTTCAATTTCTTTATCAATACTAGAATTTATTGCCACATTAATAAATTTATTTACCAGATCTTGATCTAAATCCCATTTAGATTTTAACAATGATAAATACAAATCTGTATCATATCCTTCAAATTTAAAATCCATAGATTTTTCATCTACTTCCGGAATATCATATCCATGGTTATGAAAAATTCTGTTAATAATTTGGCTTCTTTTTTCTAAAGAAATAATCTGCTCATCAGATTTTATTCCTAATTTTTTTATCGAGGCAAGTAATAAATTAAAATCTTTAGAGAGCTTCCCGTTAGTTAATAAAGTAAATTTTAACAAATCCCCACTGATCAACATGCCGAGATTGATAGGCTTAATATTTTCATGATAAAATTGAATAAATTGATTAAAAAGATCATTGTTATTTTTTAAAATATTACATAAGGTATAACAATTTAAATCTTCAAAATAATTATTAATATAACGATAAAGAGTTTTATATAAATTTTTTATTAATTCATTTTTTTGTAAAGAAGATGTGTAAGATATTTTATTTAAAAATAATTGTTTTTCAATAATATTTGAATCAAGGTTTTCTTTTACAATGTCTCTGTATGAAGTTACATTGGATAACACCTCTCCTCGGTGTTCTTCGCTGTTTCTTAGAGCTTGTGCAATATCTTTATCATTTTTACAAACTGACATCAAAAAATTTAAATCCCCAGAGGCGACTTTTTCAAAATCAGATACTGGAAAATTTTCTAAATTATATTTTTTGTGAAAAATGTATAATAAATTTTTATTTATTATAAAATTTTTTTTGTCAGATAAATAATTTGTTAAATTTTCTACGTATTCTTGACTTATCTCCAAAGCATAAAGAATATGGATTATTTGCCTTATTTGTCTTTTAAGAGGGTAATTATATTCTTTAAATTCAGAAAATTTTAATAAAATATCTTGTTCAATATATTTTGATTGATATGAAGCTATATCGTTAGTGATCATTATAAATTCATTAATACTATTATTTAAATTTGAAATTTTTTCAAGTAATTTTTTACGCTGATCAAAGGTTAGGGAACGTTTGGCGTCAGATAATGCTACTGATAATTTATAGGCTTGATTTATATAAAATAAATATTTTAAATAAATTTGTTCAATTTTTTGAAATTTTAAAGTAAATTCTTTTTTAAATTTAATTAAATTATTTAGTTGGATTTTTAAATCTTCATTAATATCTTCTTTATTTTTTATAATTTGTAAATATTCTTGAATTTCTTGGTCTTGAAATTGACGCTCTTGTATTTTTTCTTTTATTTCTTTTTCATTTTCATTTAAATTTATATTAGATGCCTCGTCTAATTTAGAATATAATTCTTCTAATAATTGGCTTTCTCTAGATCCATTGACAATAGGCTCGTTAATCCGATCAAATATAATATAATTTAATGATGTTGCAAGAGATTTATCTTCATTAAGATATTTAATAATTTTGCTTCCAATTATATCAAAATTTTGATAATTTAAAGATTGAGTATATAATTCAGATACGTAATTTTCAAGATTAAAAGGGGCGGATTCTTTTGGTGACTCTGAGTCTTTTTCGGAGTCATGAATAACTTCATTTGCTATTTTTTTTAATAAATAAAATCTATGCTTATTCATGACGGCTTATTTTTTTAAAATAATAAATTCTTTCATCTCTAGACCATTTAATATCTCGATAAGCGCCTGCTTTTAAACTATCTTGATATTGTTTAAGATACTGTTTTATTTTTTCTTTTTCCTTTTCTTTTAGTAGTGATGGTAATCCCAATAATCTATTTTCATAATTTTGATTTAATTCTTGATCTACCCAATCACTAATTTCTTCCGGGCTCATCATTTTTAATCGATCATTGGATACACTAGCTAAATGAGATAAAATTCCAGACATAAATTCCGGATAATCATTTATTTCATAAAATTGATCTTCGCTCATTTGATCAACTGTTTTTCTTTCTATAAAAGAATAAAGAGCGGAGTTAATATTTTCTCTAATCTTAGATGATTGCAAATCTCGCATTTGTTGAATGAATTTTTCTTTTTCTTCAATCACTCGATACGCCTCTTCTTCGGAATAAAATTTAGTTCCAGGCAATGAAATATCTGTTTGCTTGGGAAGAGCGCTTTCTAAGCGAGAATTTCCACGGAGAAAAGGGTTATCAGAAATTCTATAATTAGGTTGACCTTCACTAATTACATCCGTTTTTGATTGGTTTAAAAAATGATTGATTTCTTTAATTAATGGATGAACTAATTTTTGAGCTGATTCAGGGTCATTTATATTTATTAAATAAATAATTTGATCAACTTCTTTTACTAAATTTTCTATCCATTTTTTTATTTTTCTTGCTCGGTGAAATAATAATAGACTGGTACAGCATTCTGTTAAATCTTTATCTAGCTCAAATCTTTTAGGGAAATTTTTTATTTCCGGGGGAGAGTCATCTAATAATATTAAAAAAGATTGTAAAGATTGTAAATTTTCTTCTAAAGTAGAATATTTGGCTCGATCCCTTACTCTATTAATAAAGTTTAAACTAGATTGGCTGGGAGACCAAACATCATCCGTTTTTTCAGGTGATGAATCAGGAAATAAATCGCTTGGCAAACGATCTCTTGTCATTTCATCTGCTATTTTTTTTAATAAATAAAATCTATGCTTATTCATATCAATTACTCGTCTTTACTGCGGCAGAGTTTCCAAAATAAGAAGTTACGTTCCCGCCGAATCCGCCCGCAGCATAAGTGGCATCCAGATTGGTTAAAGTATAATTTCTATTTGCAGAGAATGTTCCAGTGTCGGGGTCAAAAGCCGGACCAGCTGACTTATCGTTGAGATAAAATACATCGCCGAGTTGTCCGGTCATGGTAACTGCAGTTAGCCAGGCACTCCCTCCAATATTTTCGATTAATCCAGAAGAGCACCTAAATAAATAACTTCCCGCAGTAGAATTACTCCCAGCAAGACCACTATATACTCTCAGAGATCCGCCATCGGTAATAAAAACAGCTGCGGCGTAATTAGTCCAATCCATGCACATAGCATCTAAAATTTGAACTTCTCCAAAAACCCTAGCCAATTGACATCCTTGAGCCAAGAATCCCTGACGCATATTTTGAGTTTGCCATCCATAAACATAAACAGTGGAAAGAGTTCCTCCGGCTTGAAATGCATTAGAGTCGGTGCCGGCAGTCATTTGAGGAGTAATTCCGGATTTAAATAGCGTAGAGTAAGTGTAGGTTCCAGAAAACCTAGGAGAGAAGTTACTAACTTGACCATCTACAATTGCCACTCTAGAAGACATTCCGATAAAAGAGGAACTAGAGTTAGAATTTGCTGCAACTTCTACATTTTTTAAAATAAAAAATTGATGACCGGAAGAACTGCCTGCACCAAAAGTTTTTATCGATACAGCGCCAGTAAGCTGAGTCATCGTAACAATTTGATAGGCATCTCCAGAAGAAGGAGTGACCAGCGTTGCGTTAACCGGCATTGTTGCTGTATTAGTTGACAAAAAGGGAGTCAATCGAACGCTATTTGCTCCAAGGGATTTGACAATATGAGCCGTGGCTCCAGTAGCAGTATGAATAATCATGTTGCCAACATAACCATCAAGACCGGGACCAGTAACTTCAAGAGGTTGATTTCCCGATCGAGCGGTAACACCAGTAAAAGTAGAGTTGCCAATTACGGTGGTAGTTCCTTGAATAATTACTTTTCCATTTACTCCTAGAGATGCTTCGCAAACAATATCGTCGGAAAAGGTAGAGTCTTGGATGTAGATAGTGATAGTAGTATCTACTCTAGAGAAATGTCCGGTTCTTCTTTGAAGTTCGTAAAAAGTTTTAAGAGGATTAGAAATTGCTCCATCGTTTTCATCATTTCCAGAAGAAGAATTAATGTACCAAGATGTTTGACCTGTCCAGCTAGGAGAAGTAGCGGTGGATCTTAACCATCTTCCACTTCCACCGGTAGCATTTACTATTGTGATACTGTCCGCAGAAGCAGAAGATAAATCATCGTAAATAAAGGTGGATCGAACCGATTGAACATAAGCGTGATCTCCGGTAACCCAACTTCCTGACAATGCTGCAAGATTTGTAATATTAGAAACAATGGAGATTGATGAGGGACCTGTCGCTCCTGTCGCTCCTGTCGCTCCTGTCGCTCCTGTCGCTCCTGTCGCGCCTGTCGCACCTGTGTCTCCAGTCGCACCTGTGGCACCTGTGTCTCCTGTCGCTCCTGTTGCACCTGTCGCCCCTGTTGCACC